TCCACTCCCGCAACTCGATACGCTCCCTGCAAAGGGAGCAGGTTGCGTAGGCATCAGGGGCGATGAGCTCGCGGACTGCGGAGTCTATGTCGAAGGACTCGTCGTCCGGATTGTCATGCCGCCACAAGACGCCCTTGTCCGCCTCTTCGGGGTACTCCGAGAGCTTCTGGCGGAAGGCCTCGGGCCCGGACTCAGGCACCGCGGACTCGGCCCAGGAAGCCCCACTCTCGATGCTGGGAGCGCCCAGACCTCCGGTCAGTGCGTAGACCTTGCCCTCTTCCGGCTTGTCGGGCTCCGGCTCGATGACTCTCCACCTGATGTTTTCCGGCTCGATGACGTTCTCGCGGCCGTCGTAGTTGCGGATGATGTAGCGGTCACCGTCCAGCGGAATGGCCTTGAGGCTGGAGTGGCGAGCACTCGCTGCCCGTCCAAGCTCCGTCACGATCCGAACGAGTCGTGGGTCGTGCCTTTCAATCTCGAAGTCGTTCTCGGGATTGTCGTCGTCGAGGCGTACCCCGTAACAATCCACGTCGATGCCCAACTCCAGGAGCCTACGCAACGCCTCATCGCTGAGCGCGAACCCGCCAAAGCATGTATTAACAACTACCGAGGCCATCTCTCTCTCCTTCCTGACCACATGTGGTCAACCCAATGTTGGGTAGTTGGTTCCCAATGAACACAGTTGGACACGCGACCTAGCGGGACCAGGCCGCGTGTCCTCAGTGGCCGCTAGGAGTCGCGGGTTGGGTGAGCCTCAGAGAGGATGACCCCGCCCATGATGCGCTGAAGCTCCGCACGTCCGACGCGCTTCCCGATGAAGCCGGGGCCCTCGCCGGAGAGGACGAACCTGGAGAGGAACTCCTCGGCCGTCTCGCTCTTGCGCTGACTCATGTGGGAGAGAGAGGGCATCCGCTCGGGAGCCTCCCCGATGATGCTGAGTCCCTGCGTGAGTGCTTCTTCGTAAGTAAGTGGCATCTCTACCTCCGTGCCCTTTCGGGCGGTTGTCTCCGCGTGGTGTGCGGAGGGTTTTCCAATGAGCGCAATCGGTCGCCCCGCAGAAGGCCGGACGACCTCAGCGATCACTAGACGACGGCCACCTCCTCGCTCAGCTGGAGGGTGTAGCCGCTCGCCTGGAGGCGACTCACCTCCGGGTCGTTCTGCCCGGTGTAGACGGCCTTGATCGTGATCGAACCCTCGCCGCTCGGCTCGGACTCGACGACGACCTTCGCCCCGCTGGGCTTGAACCCCAGCGAGAGCAGCCCGTCAGCCAGCCCCTTGTTGCGAAGGCCGGGGCCCTCCTGTCCTTCCCGCTGAAAGCGGGGTCCACTGGTCTCTCTCTTTCTCACCTCTCTCTCCTTCCTGACCACGTGTGGTCAATCTCAAGTGACTACCCAACATCGGGTAGTGGCTCGCTCAGCCCCACGACTGGAAGCCTGCGGCCTCTGCCTTCTCCAAAAGCTCGCGAGCCGAAGAGTCCCGACTCAGGAGCCAGCGGTCGATCATCACGGTGCCGTCCAGCAGGATGCGGTACCTCCTGTCGGGGAAGTGCCCCTGAATGAAGAGCCCCGTGTAGGGGTTCTCGCCGTCGTCGGGTCCGCAGGGCCAGCGACCAGGCTCGCCCGCCCGAATGTCCGCGAGCCCCGCGAGCGCCTCGAGGAGCTGCTTGGGGAAGCTCCTCTCCATCCAGCGCCTAGGCTCCAACAGGGCCAGCGCACGCCTCAGCTCATCCAAGCCGTGGATGTTCATCGTCTCTCTCCTCTCTGACCACATGTGGTCAAGCACGGATTGGCAGGAGCCATGCGTCGATTGACCACATGTGGTCAGCGTCCTGACCGGTTGACCACATGTGGTCAGTGCCGGCTGACCACATGTGGTCAGGGAGTCGCGCGAGAGGAGTGCAAGACGGACCACCCCGTACAGACGGACTTCCCCGAATAGCAGGCGGACCTCTCCTGGAAATTGGACCTCTCCGCGTGGAGCTTCCTCCTCCGGGGGGTCCTCACCCTCTCTCGCGTGACCACTCGTGGTCAGCCTCCGGCGCGCTCCTCTGAGCCCGCGGTCCGGCGCCCCCACCGCGGGGGCGCCCCTGTCTCTGTCTGCGGTCCGTCGCGGGCCTCCTAAAAGGCGAGGTCGTCCCAGGGGTGTTCTCGGGTCGTGGGGGCCCACACCCTGCGACGAGTGTCGACGGACTTGTGGAAGTGGACCACAGGCGGCCCGCCGAACAGTCTCGCCGAGGCGCTCGCCGGATTGGGCATATCTGCCTCGACCGGGGCGCGCCTCGCCGCGACGTGGAACTCATTGATTCCTTGCTCGGCCAAAGACCGCATGACTTCTCTTGGAAGTGCCTGACTTTCCATGCTTCTCTCCTCGTCAAAGTGTCCGTCCAGATGGACGTCCACGGGTTCAGAGGAAGGCGTCGAAGACTGACCACATGTGGTCAATCAACGCACGGACACCCGAAGCTCGTGGTTCGTGTGGTTCCTGTGCAAGGGGCGGGTACGCCTCCCCGCCCCCCCGGAAGGGGGACGGGGTTGCGTACGCCTCAGAGACCTAGACGGCCTCCTCCATCGCCTCGGCGGCCGGCGGAGTCGCGGCGCTCTCAGCCTCCTGCAGAAGCCGGAGACCGGCGAGGATCGCATTCCAGCGGTCGACCGGGTCGGTCACGCCCATGTCGGCGAGAAGCAGGCTGACAGCAATCTTGGCCTTGCTGACCTCCGGGTCCTCCTCGACGGTGGCGTTCTCGTCGCTCGCCTCGGCAGCCTCAGCCGCGGCCTTGTCGGCCTTGGCCTTCGCGGCCTCGCTGCGCTTCTTCCTGTCCTCTTCCATGGCCGTCGCGTAGCGATCGGCGGATTCGCCGATCCCGAGCGACTTCCCGTCCTCAGAGAAGAAGGTTTCAGCGCTGATCCGACTGCGGTAGGAGCTGAAAGCCTTGCATCCCTCGACGATGGCCGGGTCAGAAGGATCCGACGCATCGAAGAAGGCGGAGACGTGACCATTGATCCGAACGACCTGACAGTCGATCAGAGTCAGGGCCGTGCTGTCAGCCTCCTTCAGCGACCGCGGGACACCGTTCCTCAGACCCTTGGAGGGAGAGAGGCCGACGCTGCGGCGCTGCGCGAGACAGGCGAGACCCTTCAGGGTCGCCTGTACCCGGGAGAGGCTCAGGTTGGCCTTCTTGCTGCAAGCCATCTTCAGGATACGAGTATCCATGCAGACGACAGCATGCGAGACGCCATCCACGACCGTAGCGCCAGCCTCGTTCGTGGCGACGCAACGGAACCAGACCGGACGCGCGTCGGAACCCTTCACGTTCTCACAGGTCATCATGACGGTGACCGGGGGAAGCGCGGGGTGACCGGCGTCGATGACCTTGCCATCCGCGTCGAGAGTCGCGGGGACGGCCTCCGTCCCGGCACTGCTGGGAAGCAGCGCGCGAAGGTGGGCGGTCATCATTTCGTTCAGCTCCTCGGGTCCCGTGAGAGAAGCGAAGAGAGCGAGAGCGTTTGCAAACATTGCGGACATTTCTACCTCCTTGACCACACGTGGTCAGAGCTGGGTCGCCCGACTGAAAGCCGGGAGTCAGAATGTCCGTGTACACCCATTGCACACGGATACCTGATTCAGACCGCCGACCGCCGGTTAGTTCGGTGGTGGGGTGTAGTGCCCTTCGAAGCCGTTCGTGGATCGAAGGGGCCGCTGTCGTCGCCTATCGGTCTTTGCAGGGGCGAGGCGAGAGAGGGACGGTGTGTCCTTCTTAGCCTTGCGCTTGCTGTGTTGTGCGTTGCACTCTCGTGTGTGTTGATTGCACGCGAGAGAGTCGTGCTCCGCTTGCTCGGCAAGGGTCGGTCCAATCTTCGCGCTACCCTCTCGTCGAGAGGCGCTCCGCTCAGCCCGGCCTCGCTGTCGCTTCAGTCGCTGCTTTTCGCGTCGTCGGTTGGATCGTTCGGGCATGATGCCCTCCTTTCGAGTCGCGACCGGCAGCCTGAATCAGGCATCCGTGCTTACACCACTAAGTCCTCTTGGGTTCGCCCATGACTCTCTAGGTCATGGGGTCCTCGGCTCGCCCCTGACCACACGTGGTCAGGGGGTCGTCGCTCGCTTCCGCCTTGGCTCCCCTTGCCGTGCATGCAACTTGACATCCCGGTTTCCCAGACTGTCCGCGGATGTGACGCGCCGGACTACATCATCCGACGAGGGCATCCCCTTTCTGCAGAGGCCCGCAGGGTCCTATGCTTTGACAGGACTCCGTGGCTAGTGTGCGGGGCGCCTCCCCCGCTGCGGACAAGTCCCGGCGCATAGTCCCGGACTCCAGACATAAGGGCCTGATTAGATGGCGCTCAGGCCGCGCTTGCTCATGACTCCTTCCATATTTGTTGTGAACCCAATGTAGTTCGATCGATTGCACGGGGTCAACCCAAAAACTGCATAAAAACTGACCACACGTGGTCAATCGCTAGACGTAAGCCCTGTAAGGGGCGTTGTTTGTTTTGAACCAAATAACAGGGGGACTGAACGGCGGCCTGGACGCATGACGTCGAGCCTATCGACCCCTAGGCAGGGGCCATGGGTTTGTGTCAAGGCCCCGGAATCACTGGGCTTTTGAGGGTTCCCCCTTTGCGCGCGCGGAATCGCAGTGACGCACGCAGCTCCGCGTATCGCAGTGACGCGCGTCTACACTAGTTGGTCTCGGCGCATGTGCCCGCCCCTGGGGGCGTCGGCGGGCGCCCGGGCCTGGGTGCGCACCCTGACCCACCCACCCGCATGTACGCACATGTTCTTCAATTGCCCTATTCACACATGGACAGTATGCGCGGCTTGTCAGCCAACCCATCCGAAGTGAACAAACGCAGAGGTACCCGGGGGGTTCTTGGCGGTACCTTGGGTACCTGGCCACTGGGCTCGTTAGCCAGGAGGGTTCCCTTATCCTTCCCCCCTTACCCCCCTTCCTTAACCCTCCGTACAGTGGCCCCCCTCCCTTCCCCCTTACAGGGTGTGTTTCCCTCCCCCCGCAGATCTGTGTATTTTCTGAGGATGGCTATTCATTCGTTGAGGGAGCAGGTCAGCAAGAAGAGGTCGCGGAAGTGCGACTGTTGCGGCGGGAGGATTGAGGTGGGGGAGCCCTTCTGGGCGAGGAACAGCTCGGTGAGGGACTGGAGGGGGGAGAGGATGTACTCGTTCACCCAGACCCACCTGGGGTGCGAGAGGTTGGTGAATGAGATGGAGGAGGGGGTTGAGAAGGTTCGGAAGGGGATGAGTCTTCCGGGGTGGCTGCCAGGGAGTCTGGCCGGGAAGGGGGAGGGGATTCTTGAGGAGCTCGAGGGATGGGGGTGTTTCACGGAGGAGGAGAAGGAGGCCTTCGTGAAGATGTCTCGGAGGAAGAGCGGGAGGAAGGAAGTGGCCCGTGAGTATCGGTACTACGACCCCAGCACGAAGGAGAGGACCTGTTTCAAGGCCACCCTCGATGAGGTCGTTGATCTGATGCGGGGGGAGGTCACTCCGTGACCCCCAGGGACTCGGAAGGATGGGAGTCCCTGGGGGTCTGGGGGGCCGACCAGTGGGTGAGAGTCGGCGGAGTGTGTGGTTGGGAAGGTAACATCGGGGTGTTCCGGGGTCCAGTCCCTGGTGTAGGGTGACCCCATCCGAACGGAGGACCCTGTGGCCAAAATCCCATCACCAGTCAGCGACCTATATCCGGGCCTGGGTTCTCCGGTCGAGCCCATGTTCGTCTCGAGCGATCCCCGCGAAAGGACGAAGAGGAGAAACCTTCCCGTCATTCCCGAGGGTCCCGGCATCACCGGGATGACTGTGGACGACCTTTTCCGTCGAACGGAGGCATCGGTCCCTGCGGAGGGTCCGATGTTGGATGACGTCTATGCCGGCGAGCTCCGTCGAGGATTCGCTCCTCCCGAGGGGCTGGACGTTGTCTCCGGCCTCGAGATGGAGAGGGCCAGGCTGGAGGAAGAGGCCAGGGCCCAGAACGCCATTCGGATCCTCAGAGAACTCCTGTCGAGGTAGATATGCCTGAAGGAATCGTTTCCCAAGAACTCGCTCAGCGACTGGCTGCTGAACTCAGGGCTCGAGATGAAGCCGAGGCAAGGAGCCGCACGGGCGGTGCCTGGAACACGGCCTCCCGCCTTCATCGTGAGCCGACGCTGAACGTGGACTATGGTCCGCCGCCACCTCGGATGCAGTTTCGCTCCGTTGACGACTACGGTCCTCCGCAAAGGAGGTGGAGGGTACCCGAGGAGGGGCGTAGAGCTGCGTATAGTGAGACGTATCCGACAGCCATGAGAATTCCAGAAAACCTGGAGGAGGTCTCCAGGAGGGCTTCAGAGTTCCCCACTCCATGGAAAGCATATCGCGCCAGGCGTCCAGTCCATGACGAGGCGCTCGACTACGCCCATCCGACACTTCCGCCCGTCCGACAGCGCTGGGGGCGCGAAGACGCCATTAGAGATGCGGTTGACCTCGACTTGGCTGAGGCCCAGCGACAAAGAGCCCTCCTTCAGCAGTTCGGCACTCCTGAGCAGCGAGCCGAAGACATCATCTCTCTCGAGGCCCTCAGAAGGGCCATGGGAAGGTAGATGTGCCCGATCCAATCGTCAGTCCAGAAGCAGTCCGTCGTGCTCTTGAGCTCGAGGCGCTGGCCGATAGGGTCGGTGGAATCACAGCGGGACCAACCGGACGGAGGTACCCCGAGGGTGCCCTGACTGGCGGGAAGGTTCGTCTGAGCGCTCCCCAGGAGGACTACGCTGGGCTGGCCGGGCGAGCGTTCCAGGCTGGGACTATCGGCGGGACCGTGGGGCTGGGTGGCGTTCGAGGTGGGATGGCAGTACCCCCGTCCCCTGAGCCGATGGTCCCCCTTACGGAGATCGACCTTGGTGGCGGCAGGAAAGTTACTGTCGGAGGTCGGACGTATGCTGATCTTGCCAACACTATGAGTGTGGAGGATGTGTCCCCAGGAAGGGTCGGCGTCGACCTGAATGTCCGGACCTCGCCGGAGAATATGCCGCGATGGCTTCACCAGCCCTGGGCCTCAGATGTCGTGAGTGGCAAAAAGCCATTCCCGGAGGAGGGGGTGGAGGAGGCCCTGAACGTCATCAGGCTGGCGGCCGACCCTGAGCACCTTAGGGTTGTTGGTAGCAGTCTGCCCCCTGGTAGCGGCATTGCCCGCGGCCAGGAGACGGGGTTCACTGCGTACCTCAGAGCTCTGCAGGAGGCCCAGAAGAGGGGCCTTGGGTTCATGTCCGACACAAGCCTCAACTCTATGTCTAGGCGCGTCTACGAGAAGCTTCGGGAAAAGGGTGTCCCGTTTGCGGACATTAACAACCCAGAGGCGGATTTCGACCCACGGGAGATTCTATACGAAATCGACCCAGTTACTGGCGAGAGGGTTGTCTATTTCGACCCCCGAAGCGATGACTTCTTTGAACTCCCTGAGGAAAGGCTGCCTAGGTTTGGGATCTCAGCCGAGGAGTTGGGGAAGGTTGACCTAGACAAGATCATGACCTCAGGAGGCCCGACCTCCACAGCCCACGCGGCGGAACGAGCCGCCAGGCCGTCCCGTCTTGGATCTGCCCTAAAGACTGGAGGCAAGGCCCTACTGAACCCTGTGGGCATAGTGGCAGATGCCGTTCTTGGCGGGGCCGTCGGCGCAGGCTCTGCAGTTGCAGGGCACAGGTCAGCCGCACCTGCGTCTGCTGGCCTCCTGTCCCTTCCAGGCGAGGGCTACGAGGGCTTGGTTCGCCCTGACGACATAGTTCGGGCGGCGGAAGCCATGGAGGCTGACCGGGAGGCCCTCAGGCAACAAAGGCTTCGAGAGGTCTACGACAGATACGGGTTTGGTTATGTGCCGTATACTGCACGCCTCGACGAACTCAACGAGATTCTTGGCGGACCACTGAGGTAACCGTGCCTGACCCTATCGTCAGCCCAGAGGCAGTCAGAAGAGCGCTCGAGCTCCAAGCGAAAGCCGAGAGGGTCGGTGGAATCACAGCCGGCGGTGGAGGCAGGGCTTACCCAGAAGGCTCCCTTGTCGGCGGGAAGGTCCGGCTACAGGCTCCTGAGTATGACTACGGCGACCTAGCCCTCCGAGCTGCACAGGCTGGAGCGCTTGGCGGGTCCGTTGGTCTGGGCGGTGCTCGAGCAACTCGCGCTTCGCCCGAGCCAGAGGGACTCTTGCTTTTCCGGGGACTCAAGGGAGAGGTTAGGGATCCAACCCTATCCATCCCAACCAAGCACGGCCCTGGTGTCTACGCCACCACAAATCCGATGCTCGCAGCGACATACATTGCGCCAACAGAAGACGATCTCTCCGAACTTGGCGGAAGTAGGTACCTGCCAAAAACAGCCACTAGAGACAAGAGGCAGGTCAGACACGTCCCTCTCGGGGGAAGAGTCTTTCCGGTTAGGCTCATGGACAGGGAGCCCATCGAGGTGACGCGAAAAGGCGTTATCAACGAGAGCACACTGGAGCGCGCGCGACAGAGAAAGCGATCCCCGTTCAATATCTTCGTAGAGGACGACCTCCCCGCAGGAAGGGCTCTGGTGTCCAGAGACATGGAGGACTACTCCCGCATCTATCCCGGGCTCGACCCTGCCCATATCGGACAGAAGCCAAGCGACGTCTTCGCCTGGTCGGACGACGCTGTTGCCGAAAGAATCCCCGGCCCTGGCGGCCGTGGCATGACTTACCGAGAAACTCTCGGCCTGTTGGAGGATGCCGCAAAGCGGCTAGGCTACCCAACAGAAGATCTAACCCCGATGCCCTTCACAGAAGGGACCGTGCTCTACGGGGGCGAGAGCCACATCCGCGACCTCGCGCCGAACGAGTACACCGAGGGCGGGTTCTACAAGCCCAGGGGTGGATGGCCCCTTGAGGGGCGGGGCCCGAGCCATGAGTATTCACCCCGCGTTGACGATGTCCTTGCTGAAGTGGCGAATGATCCACGGTTTGCCACTCCCGTGAGAACGAAGGCGCTGAGGCTTCTGAAGGGGGTCGCGAAAGAGGTCCTCCGGCCTAGGAATATCGTCACGGACGCCACTATTGGCGCCGGCGTCGGCGCGGGCTCTGCTATGGCGGGGCATGCATCAGCGGCACCTGAGTCCGCTGGACTCTTCTCGCCACCCGGGGACAGTTTTGGCGGCCTTGTAAGGCCGGACGATATTGTTCGGGCGGCCGAGGCTATGGACGCAGAGCGCGAGGCCCTGCGCCAGGAGAGGCTCAGGGAGGTCTATGACCGCTACGGGTTTGGCTATGTTCCGCACACAGCAAGACTCGGCGAGCTGAACGAAATTCTCGGCGGACCCCTCGCCCGCTAACGCTCTCGCTCAAGCGCCTCGACGCGGACCTTGAGCTCTCGGACATCCCCAGTAAGAACGCCGATCCTCTGAAGGTGGTCCAGGCTTGTCGGCGGCTCGTCCATTTCCGTGTCGATCCTGGTCAACTCCTCCTCGAGCCGCTCAACCCTCAGGCGCATCTCCATCAACTCTGGGCCCGTGTCGCTTCCGATAGGGCGCTCCTGTAGCGAGCGCACGTCTGCCCTTAGGTTGTAGTAGACGCCAGCGAGGGACAGTGCCCAGCCGACAACAGCAATAGACACGACCACGACGGTCTTTAGTGGGAGCTTCGCGTCCTCGAGGTCCCTATCCTTGGGTCCCATTGACTTGCCCTTTCTTGACTCTTGTAGGAGTCTCCGCTGTATTCTGGGGGCCCGAAAGGAGAGGCTGGAATGAGTTTCGACCCGAGTGACTTCAGCGTCAAGGAGGCCGTTAAGAGGCTTAGTGGCCTTGACGATAGCGAACTGGAGGCTGTTTACGACGCAGAGATGGACGGTCGTGGGCGAGTTTCCCTTCTCCGGGAGATCACCTCCAGGAGAGATCGCATCCGAGAAGAGCCCTCTCCCGAGCCCTCTCCCGAGCCCTCTCCCGAGCCCGCCCCTTCGGCGCCAGACCCTCGCATCGAGTACAGGCCCGCCAGGCCTGGTGCGGCAGCGGCGGCCTACATTAAGAACAGCTAGGAAGGAACAGCATGGAACCGACGTCCGCTCAGGTAAACAACAAGGAATACGTCAAGGCCCGGAAGACCCTGACCAGGGATCAACTGGATGCCTGCTTGTCGAACAAGGAGGTCCAGTCCCGGTTCAAGCGCTATTCGACGATCGGCAGGTCTCATGGCGAGGGCCCGATGCGGGAGCCCGAGGCTCTTGAGGAGGCCTTGATGGACGTCTTCTGCGGGGCGAAGAGTCGTGGGTTTAGGCTCTACCGGGACTATGCGACCGATGCCCACGTGAAGCGGATGAAGCGGATTCTCGCTGACACGGCCAAGGGCATGGTCGTTAACGAGTTTGTCCCTGACATGGTGGACCTTCGGGCCAGGCTTCGGAGCACGTCGGACCTGGGGACCCTTGCCGGCCTTCTAGCCGCCGAGCAGGCTGGCAGGAACGAGAACGAGGCTCCCCGTGACGACGCCATTCGCGCGATTCTCGCTCGGATTACCGCGGTCCAATCGGATGACGACGCGACCAAGAGCCACGAGGCCTCTGAGGACGAGCTCCGAGAAGCGGCTGGCTAGTGCCCCGCAAGGCGATGACGGTCAAGCGGTCTCGTGAGATCGCAGAGCGTCTTACCGAGACGGAGGAGTACAGGGACTTTCCGAACTTCAGCGGGAAGTACCTTCGCGTTCTTAATCGTCCAGAGACGAGCATGCACGGGAAGGTGGGCCAGACGGTTCCCTTTGTTTTGAATCCAGTCCAGGAGGATTTCTTCCAGAGGATGATGAAGGCCCGGGAGGAGGGTCGCCCGGGTCGGTTCATCGTTCTCAAGGCCCGTCGCATGGGGCTGAGCACGGTCACTCAGGCATTCATGTTCCACCAATGCCTCACCAATCGCGACCGGCGAGCGTTCGTTACGGCGGTAGATCGGATCACAACCAACAACATCTTCATGATGGCGAAGAAGATGTACGACAACCTTCCCCGGAAGGCTTCTTCTTCTGGCGGCAAGAAGAAGTACTCCTCACCCGAGGAGCTTCTCGCCGACATCGACAAGAAAGAGGACGAACTTGACCTGCGTCCCGAGCTTCGTCGGAACAACGACAACGAACTGTGGATGACCCACCCACTGGATGAGACAGCGGGACTGAACTCGAAGTTCGAGGTATCCGTCGCGGACAACGTCCACTCGACTCGTGGGTTTGAGATTCACTACTTCCACGGTTCTGAGATTGCGTTCTGGAACGACCCAGAGACCTTCATGCTTGGTCTGATGCAGACCCTGTCTGACGATCCGGAAACTCTTGTTGTGCTCGAGTCCACGGCAAACGGCTCCGGCGGATACTTCCACCGAGAATTCTGGAAGGCCTGGAACAAGGAGGACAGCGAAGGCAATCCAATCGAGAGCGACTGGGAGGCTGTCTTCTACCCGTGGTGGGAGATGCCCAACTACCGAAGAGAGGTCCCAGACGGCGTCTCTTTCGACGATCTGCTCAAGCGGTTTGACGACACGCTCCTTGGGATGATTCAAGAGTACGACCTGACACCAGACCAGGCCTATTGGGCCTATCGGGTGTGGATGGACAAGTGCCAGGGTGACTGGGACCTGTTCAAGCAGGAGTACCCGGGCAAGCCAGAGGAGGCGTTCGCGTTCTCGGCCAGTCGGGTCTTTGAGGAGCCGGACCTCGCGAGAATCGAGTGCGTGTCCACCAGGACGCCCATCTTTGTGGGCAAGATTGCGGACACATCCGACCGAGTGGAGTCTGAGTCGAGGGTGAATCTCGCTGGCTACATGAAGCCGGAGTTGCTGCCCCCGAGTGCATCCGGAGAAGAGGACCTATGGGTGTGGGAGCATCCACAGGAGGACGTTCGCTATGTCGTGGCTGTCGACCCCTCCGCGGGTCGTTCGTCTGGAGACTGGACGGCGATACAGGTGGTTCGCTCGGATACTCGCGTTCAGGTGGCAGAGTATCGCGGTCGCTGTGAAGCGATGCCGACAGCGGAGATGGCCGTTCTTCTGGCGCTTCGGTACAACAACGCGCTTCTCTCGTGGGAGATTAACGGCGTTGGGCACGCGGTCTCTCTCGGCATCATGCAGACGGAGTACTGGAACCTCTACCAGCGAGAGCAGGTAGAGTCGGTCAACTTCGATGCCCGCTATGGCTGGTCGACGACGCTTGCAACGAAGCCCATCATGGTTCACGTTGGGATTGACATCGTCCGTGCGCGGATGCCTGTGATCAGAAGCTCCCGACTGGTGAAAGAGATGCGGATGTTCATGGAGCTGACGAAGAAGTCCACCAGTTCCCTAGCCCTCGTCTCTGGCGATGAGACGTACAAGAGGGTGAAGGTCGGAGCTCCACCGGGGGAGCATGATGACTTGGTCATGGCCTGGCTTCAGGCACAGGCTGTTTGCGATATCGAGCACGGCTCCGCGAACCGACTAGATCCCAGGGCGAAGGAGCTTCCACCTCCGAACTGGACAAAGTGGGATGATGATGAGGATCATCGTCCTGTCGAAGGACCGACTCTTGGGACAAGGTGGCTGTGATGGCGAAGTTCGACCCGTCCAGGGTTCCTATTAAGGCTGAGGAGGCCACGGCCCTTCTCGACAAGGTCCTTGTTTCCGAGTCCATCATTCGGAAGGCGCACTTCGACGACTGGTCGCGCCTCATGGAGGCTTACCGTCTCGGTGTCCAGAAGAGTGATGGCAAGTCGGGGATGGCTCTTATTTCCTCCTCGGTCGACGCGCTAAAGCCGCACATCTTCCACAACGACCCATCGATCTACGCCCGCCCTCGTCGCCCTTCAGATCTTTCTGGGGACGTTGAGATCAAGGCGAAGTTGGCCCAGGCGGCCCTCTCCTATGAGTGGGTTGAGGGCGGCTTTTCTGTCGAGTGCAGGAAGATCCTGGACGACGCTCTGATTCTCTCCGCGGGGATTGGGCGGGTCACATATCAGCCGGCTGGCGTTTTCGTTCCAGTTGAAGACTACGACAGGGACCTGGACGAAGAGGTTGAGCTCGGCGACGACGAGGCCATGAGCACCGTTCGGGACCGCCTCGAGGAGCTCGGCTTTCCGGTCGACCGCCAGACAGCCCATGTCACGATGAGGCGAGTCAGTCCCTTCAACTTCATCTTCCCCCCTGGCTACGACGAGATTGGTCGCATGCCGTGGGTTGCGGTTCGCCATCTCATCCACATCGACGAACTGCGGAACGACGACCGGTTCAGGAACACCTCTGGCTTGGTTGCCGACAAGGTGAAGTCTCTTGATGAACTGAATGAGTCAAACATCGGGAACGTCTGGCGCCGAGAGGAGGCGGAGCACGTCGAGGTCTACGAGATTTGGTACCACACCTGGGCCAGTCGACTTGTCCGCTCTGGAGGGAAGAGCCGCAGGAAGAAGGTCAAGGAGATGCGTGTCCTGTGGGTCTGTCAGCAGACAAACAAGGATGGCCGTGGCCCGACCGTCCTCAAGCATGCACTGTCTCCTCTGGACATGGAGGGCTACCCCTTCGTGGACCTTCGCTTCGAGCGCGTGAACGACCAGTTCTATGGGATCTCACTCGTCCACAAGATGCTCCCCATCGCCGAGCTTATCCAGCGTCTGGTCGACGGGGCCGTCAGCGGACTCGAGGCCGGGATGGCCCTCAAGACCATCTACAAGGACGGCATCTTCGACCGCTCGGCGAAGGCCGCGCTTGCTTCCCCGAGGCCCGAGATGGTCGCGGCGAAGTCGAAGAATGTCTCCGCCGACATCAAGGCTTTCGTGATGCCGTCGTTTCCCCAGGAGTTCTTGGGCGCCCTGAACCTTCTTCGGTCTTTCATGAACGAGGTGGGGGCAGGGGACGAGGCGACTCGAGGTGGACGGACATCGGCCAAGTCGGCTACCGAGGTTTCCTACCGCGCCGCGATGCATGCCGGTCGGTCTGAGAGCAAGCTCCGCCTGTTCGAGGGTTTTGTCCAGACTGTGGCCCGGAAGGTTCTCCAGGTGATGCAGCAGTACTACGACGCGGAGCGCTGGGTTCGTGTCACAGGCATCGAGGAGCCCGTCTCGTACACTCGGAGTGACATCCGGGGAGAGTTTGATGTCGGCATCCACGCTGGCTCCATGAAGCCGGTTGGGCCGGAGGCAGAGCGCCAGGCCTACATTGGGTTCATGAACGCGCTGGCCATGGCCGCTCAGTCCCTGACTGCCGCCCAGGTGCCGCCGCAGGCGATTGGCAAGTTCTACGAGAAGGCCCTGGCTTTGTGGGAGCAGGACAGCCCTGAGATGCGTGACAGTTTCGCGCAGCTCTTTGGCGAGGCTGCTGCTGCTGCTGGAGCAGCCCCCGCTGCTGCCGGTGCTCCTGTGGGGCAGGAGCCTCCTGCTGAGATTGCCAGTGGCGCCGCGGTCAATCCGGCGACGGGTGATCCGCTGACGATGCCGGCTGCTGCGCGTCCGACATTCTCGCCACCGCCTGGCGTTCCACAGTTCTAGGGAGGGTTTGAGTTGCCTGTTTACTCGTTTCGCTGCACGAGATGTGAACACAAGACAGAGCAGGGCTTCACTGTGGCCGGGTTCAAGGCCCAAAAGGCCCAGGGGTTCCGCTTCTTGTCGTGTGGTCGGTGTCGCCGGAGGGCCACGCTGGTCCATGACCTTTTGGCAGATCTGAAGACCCAGAGCACCCATCGCGACGAGTACACGTTCCACGCGAATGCCCCCGAGGAGCATCTGGTCGGAAAGACGGTAACCAAGGCGGAGGCGGCGTCCATCCTGAAAAAGCACGGCCTGGTCAATGCCGGCAAGGACGCGAAGCGCAAGTCCAAGAGAAACCGCAGGATCATTACCGAGGCTGAGATTGCGAATAAGTGGTCTTCGGTCTCAAAGGAGCCTGCGACAGATGTAGACAAGTCAGTTGACACGGACGAGGCTGCCGTGGATACGATTGTTTCCAAGTCCTGGCCTGACCTTAAACGGCAGGCCAAGGAGTTGGGCATCAAGGTGCCCAGCACAACAAAGCGACACGAACTTGAGCAACTGGTTCGTGAAAAACTCGCTTCCTAGTTGCAAGGTGGAGAACCTGTGAATCCAGAGCTTGGCAACGACAACCCTGCTACCGAGGATACTGCAGAAGCACCCGACAACTCTGGGGAGATCACCCCTGAGACCGGAGCAACTGTCGGTGATGCGGCTGCGGGGACCGAGGCCGGTGGCGAAGGTGAAGATGGTTCTGGGTCGTTTTGGTCGGGGAATCCCCTCGACCTCGCGCCTGAGAATCTCGCCATCTACCGAGAGATGCAGTCTGGTCTGACGAAGAAGAATCAGGAGATCGCCAACTCTAGGCGTGAACTTGAGGCGAGTCGGCAGGCCCTGGCTGGACAGCAAGCCCAACTGCAGCAGGCTTGGCTTGCGCTTCAAGCGCAGGCTGGGCAAAGGCCGAATGGGGCCGTCGAGGGTGCCCAGGAGACTGGGCCAACCGTCGATGAATTGCGACAGCGGTTCACCGAAAAAGCACAGTCTGGGGATGGGTTTGGTGCCCTACTCGAGGTGATGGATGCTCGTCTGAAGCAGAGTTCTGCTGGCGGCGAGCGCGAGGCTGCTCTTCTCAGACAGATCGAGGAGCTCAGGGGACAGGTCGGTTCGGTTGCGGAGGCTTTTGCGCCGCACCGGGAGGCCAGTCGTCTGAACACGATCTTCGAGGAGATGCGTGGTTCTCAGTACCGCGAGTTCAAGGATGACCGTGTGCGAGAGCAGATGCGTCAGATCTTGGACTCTGGCGACCCGACGATCACCAGTCTCCTCGGCTCGGGAACAGAGTCCGCCTACCGGGCGGCCTTGTCCCTTGCCGGGGAGCGCGCTATTCGGGCGGTCAATGAGGGCCGGCTGATCGACAATGCCAAGCGAAGAGCAGATACTCAGCCACCGGCTGCACAGTCTGGGACGTCTTCGACTCCGCTCGGCTCCACGGCCGAGATGTCCATGGATGACATCTTGAACGCCGTTTTGGGGCAGAATCCGGATTTGGGGTCTCGGCTGGTTTAGCTAGGGCGAGGGAGAAGAGGAACTCATGGGCGCACCATTTTCAACCACCCTTTCTGACTACACCAAGGCGTTCAGCCTGACGTGGGGAGCGAGTTGGGAGAAGCTTGTCTGGCTGATCCTGGAACAGTCCCCCCTCCTGTACCTCATGTACAAGAAGGGCGCGATCCATCTCGAGGCGGCTCCGTACGCGCGGATTCCGTTCGCACACGCTGAGAACCCGAACGTCCAGACCTACCAGGGCTCTCAGGTCCTGAACACGGCTGACAGCGAGTTCGCCAAGCCGTTCATCTGGGACTCGTGGGGTCAGATCTCCTGCCAGTCCGTCGTCGCTTGCGACAAGGTGGACCTGAACCAGAACGCCAAGCGCCAGATTGGGAAGCTTCTCGATGCAGAGCTCACCCAGTGCGCCATCACGATGCGAAACTTTATTGAAGAGCAGCTTCACACGGCCAGCAGCGTCAGCGGCGACATCGACGGCCTCCGGGGAATGATCGAGTTCCTCACCCCCGCAGCTCAGGCAGCGGGCGGTACGGTGGTTGGTAACGTGGCGAAGACCTCCACGTACCACCACAACCAGTACCAGGAGATCGCTGGCGGTTTCATGACTGACGGCATCCCGGCCTGGACGAAGCTCTACCGCGAGTGCTCGAAGTTCGGCCGACGTCCCGACGTCATGCTCGTCGATCCGGCGGTCTACGACGGCTACGAGGAGTGGTGTGGACCCGAGCGTGCTCTGGTCGACGAGGACATGGGAAGCGCTGGCTTCACCTCGCTTCGCTTCAAGGGCGCATCGGTCATCCCTGACTACAACATCACCGAGAACAGCGGCGAGGGCTTCCTCCTCAACCTGACCGGTGGTTCCCCCAGCGGTGCCTCCGGGCACGGCTTCGAGCCGGGCATGCTTGACCCCGTCAAGGGCAAGAGCCAGGGCAAGACCAACCTCGGCAACATGGTCCTCTGGATCAACCCGAACGCACACTTCTTCATGGACGATTGGCGTCTGGCCCAGGAGCAGTGGGCTTGGATCTCCAAGACCAAGTTCCACGGAATCCTCACCGTCTCCAACCTCCGCGAGCAGGGCTGCTTCGACTTCGCGGGCGGCGCCTACAGCGCCTAGAAAGGAAGTACTGAAATGGCTCTTTCAAACCCACTCAGAAAGACCGTTGACGCGGTTGCCAAGGAAAGTCTGGCAGACGCTGACGTTGTGGCCCTCATGGTCCAGAAGGACGGCACCCTGAATGCCTACAAGTTCAACGCAGCGGACGCAGCCCAAACCCAGGACTATGTTCCGATCGCTGGCGTTGTCGAGCACAAGGGCGGCGGCGGCTCTGTTGCTTCGGGTGACACGGTCTCCGTGGTCGTCCAGGGGTACTGCAGGGCGAAGGTCTATCCGCAGACGACGGCACTGACGGCAGGCTCTGCTGTTGCGTTCCTGTACCTTGCGGACGAGAACACGGATGCCGCCGCGTCTGGCTGTTTCTGCAGCGACATCGGAGACACGAGTCTGGCTGCGACTGCCGTTGTCACCGACCTGACCGTTGACGCCCAGCAGGCGAACTACATTCGGGGCGTTCGTGGAATCTTTGTCGGCGATGCAACCGTCACCGCAGGCACCACGGTCGCTATCCAGGACGTGTTCGTCTACAACAACCCGATCGTCATCTGACAACCTCGCCCGTCAGCCGCCCTCAGGGTCGCTGGCGGGCAGCACACCCGAAGGTGGGGGCTTCGGCCCCCACCTAAACGGGTCGAGAAAGAGAGACAGAAATGGCTACTACAACCGCACCCACAGGCTTCGGTCGTCCCATTTGGTCCGCCATGAAGGGCGGAAAGCAGGTCCACGGCGTCGGGCTCGTTCCGGTTTCCTTTGCGATGGTCACCGGCCACTCGGGCAACTTCAACAGGAACCTCTTCATCGCTCCCCCCGTCACGGAGGGGCGATTCAAGGTCGAGGCGGCGAGCATCTCGTTCGGCGCGGCGGTCAACGACGACGGATCGAACTACTGGTCGATCATGCTTCAGAGTGGCTCGGAGAGCACGTTCACCGACCTTGGCGCCTCGGCCCTGTCGAGCGCGAGCGACTTTGACGCCAACAAGGCCTATGCACTCGAGGTCGACGGCCCCGAGGCGGCTTCGCCAAAGAAGGTCTATCTGGAGGCCGGGGACATTGTTCGGATCCTCTTCACCGAGACCAACACCGCCACAGACCTGACGTCCAACAACATGACGATCACACTGTTCCTCCGACACAGTCCTCCGGGTCGCTAGACTCGGGTGGTCTTCCAACGGACGGGGGTAACTGACCACCCCCGTCCGTTGGGACACCTGAGAGGAGGCCCAGATGGACTTCGGGAAGCTCAAGCAGAGACTGGGACGCCGCCGAGGCTTCGACGGAAACGAGAACCGTCTAGGCGACTTCATCAACGATGCGTACATGACCGTGTGCGGTCGGCGCTCCTCCTGGTCGTGGCTTCGCAGGACGACTCAGTTCGCCACAACAGCCCCCATCAGCAGGACTGACGGCACGGTCACAAAGGGCAGCCGCAAGGTCGTCCTGACGAGCTCGACGATCGGGACAACCCGGTCAGGTGGCCGGCTTCTCCTTCCCGACGGAACGGCGCCACGCATCCTGAGCCACGACGCAACCATCAATGCGTATATCGAGGCTCCGTATGGCGGAACTACGGCGGCCGGCTCGGCGTCCTGGACGCTTCTGTACGACGAGTTCCCCCTACCAGACGGTGCGGGTGTGATTGAGTCGGTCATCTGCACGGGGAACGGCTTCATCTACCACGTGAAGGAGGAGAGCCTCCTTCCGCAGCACATGAAGACGCTGACCATCAAGGACTACCAGTCCTACCCGCAGTACTACGCCCTCGAGCGGGGAAGCCAGATTCCGGCTCCGGACGTGGCGATGACGGCCGCCTCGGCGGCCCACGCAAGCGATGTCCTTGCGACGGGGACCTACAAGTACAAGTACTGCTACTACGACACTCGCACCCAGGAACTCGGACCATTCTCCGAGGAGACGAGCATCGTCCACAGCATCGGTGGCAACGTAGCCCTTACCTTCACCCGAAGGGCAGACTACGGGCTTGCCATCTACCGGACGAAGGCCGGAGGCTCGGAGTTCTACCACCTCCGAAATGCGGCCACGTTCACGACGACCGCCTACACGGACTTCGTAGCGGATACGGCTCTTGGGTTTAGCCACCAGGACACCGACACGGCTGGCAGTGCGATGGACACGAACATCGGCGCCATTTCCGAGCGGTCTGGTCGCACGAGCGGAACGCAGCGCGTTCGCTTGTGGCCTCCGCCGGACGATGAGTACATGGTGGATGTCACGTACTTCGAGGTCCCCCAGGAGATGAGTCTGGATACAGACACTCCCCTGGTTCCCAGACAGTTCCACCCTGTGATCCTCGACCTGGCCGAGAGCTATGCTCTCAGTGAGGAGGAGAGCCACAGTGCCGCCGCTCAGAAGCGCGCCATTGCGATGGAGATGCTTGAGCGGATGGAGCGGGATGAGGACTCTGACCCTGGCACGGTCGTTATGATTGGCCGTGGGGAGCCTGACGTCTACGGAGAGCGGCTCGGCGACGGTCGGTGGCCCCGTACCGTTAGCACCTCTTAGGAGGCTTCTGTGGCACGCATAGCCCAAGGTAGGGGGATTCACGCGGTCCCCGTCCTCACTCGCGGCCTCACGGACCGGGTATGGGTGTCCAGCGGCGAGGCCAGCAAGGTCGACGGGTGCTACTTCCAGGTCATTGGTCGGGTTGAGAAGGCTCGTGGGATCCGGAATCTCGTCGACTGGCCCCACAACGAGTACCACCTCCTGAACACGCGCATCAACGCCATCAGGTCCTTCAAGTCGAGGGACGGCGTGGACGAGCTCGTCGTGTCGTTGTCTGGGGATACGGGGCAAGCCGAGGACTACTACAGCAGCATCCCGTCTGGGATAGTCTCCAGCTCGGCGACAGGAGAGACCCGGAGTAAGTACCGGGGTGGCCGGGTTCTTCTTCTTCGCGGAAAGCGCCTCGAGAACCCAAACCTTAGCCATATCTCCCTCGACAGCCCATGGGACCATGACTTGTCTCCCGGCCCGAACGGCACACATCTGATCGACGGGCAGCGGGTGGATCCGGAGGACCCCTTTGGCTCGGACTACTTCTCCGAGTGGGCTGGGTGGCTCTTTATCTCGAATGGTGTCGATGCGAATGTGAAGTGGAACGGGAGTTACGCGGCTCGTGTTGGTGTTCAGGAGCGGCCCGCTCCGCCTATGGCGAGGAAGAAGGAGTACACCCTCCACCTCGACTTCTCTATTTCTGACGAGGCTCTTGGTGTTGGCGGAGCCCCGAGGCGCAACCTCCACGGCAAGCAGACGTTCCAGTACCGGGCAACCTTTGTGAGTTCCTCCGGGGCAGAGGGCCCGCCGAGCGAGGCTGGTGTGGGTGTTGTTGCTGGCGAGTTGTACTCTGGGGCCGCCGTTTGGGACAACGGCCATTGGGACGTGAAGAGAGAGCCACCTGAGGGTGGGCATCCTGGCATCGCAGAGAACCTCCCGGCCCATGCGCGCAGAGTGGTTATCGAGATCACGGGGCTCGACCGGCCCACCCAGTCCGACATCGTCTGGAGGAACATCTACAAGCGCTCAAAGGACGGGGACTACTACTTCTGGCGACAAGTCTCTGTGAACGAGCAGGCGGTGTTCGACACCGAAGATGTCCTCCAGTCCGCCTCGATGGGCAGCCCGCTCCGCGAAGGGATACAGGCCCCTCCGACGTCGAAGTTCATTGGCTTCTTCCGTGGGCGCGGATACTACGTCTCGCAGTCCTTCCCCTCGTTTGTCTTCTACAGCGACCCGGGCCTGCCGGAGCAACTGTCCTCTGCCCTGCAGTACCTCGACGTGAACAGCGGAGATGGTGGCCACGTCACCGGACTCTTCCCGTTCGGCGACTCTCTTGTTGTCTTCAAGGAAGACTCGATGTGGCAAATCACGGCCCTCGCCGATGGTTCGCCACTGCTGACCCCTGTTGATGAGTCCATTGGGAGTACTTCGCCGCGAGCCTCCATCTTGGCTTATGAGCGCCTCGTGTTCGTTGGAGAGCACGGTGTGTATCAGTACGACGGAGCGTCCGTGAGGCCGCTCTCGGAGAACCTGAATACGTGGTGGAAGAACGTCTACAAGGGCGGCCTTAGGACAGCGGTGTCCTGGTTGGATGAGGAGGAGCGGCGGCTCTTTATCGCTCTTCAGAGCGGCCCAGAAGACGTCAACGACATGGTGGTCTGCTACCACTATCAGCTTGATGCTATCAGCGTGGTTGGCGGTCAGCGCATCACGGCGGTAGAGCGACATAAAGGCGAGACCGTCCTTGGTATTCGTCATGAGAAGAAGAGCAAGAAGGCCGAGAACCCTCGACTAGGCATCCCCAGCCCCGGGGATAAGAGCAAGGCCCTTGGCGCCCCTAAGGTCCTTGCGGCTGACCAGGAGTCGATTCGGAACTCCGACCTTGTCCTGTGGGGACTCGGCAACTCTTTCGACTACTCGTTCCAACCAGGGACGATTGACCGCGATGGTGCGGCCCCGACAGTTACGGCGGGCTCTTCTGCTGGGAAGATCCGATTCGGTCCGTACAGCGCAAACCAGACAGGGTGGAACTCTCAGGAAGAGATGGAGGTCGCAGGTATCGACGTCTTCTTCCCATACGTCGGGAACCACAGCGCCACGGTCCGCTGGTACAAGAACAGGAATCCGGTCGCAGAGGGCTCCCTGGACTTTGCTCTGAACAAGGACGGAACCCTTGCCCAGAAGGCGGAGAACACAGACCTGACGGAGCTTGACGGCTGGGGCGCGAGCTCAAAGGCCTGGGACACTTCCACGTGGAACGGCGACCGACAACTTTTCCAGCGCATTGTCTTCCCGGAGTCCGTGGTTTGCCGGGAGATTGAGATTGAGTTTGAGAACTCGGTCGACGGTGAGCCGCTCGAGCTGGATGGCTTTGTTTTGTGGCGTGTGTCTAAGGGCTCGGAGCGCCAGAGGTAATGGCTTACGATCCTGAGGTTGAGGCAGCCCTTGCCCAGGACCCGAGATACAAGGGTCTCCTGGAGAGGCTGCGTATCGCCGTGAACAGGGCAAACCTTGGGGCCTCAACAAACTGGCCGCTCGGGAGGCGAGCGACGTATTCTTTGCGTCTGGCTGGCGGCGGAGGAACGGTTTCGCTGAAGAACCCGGGCTCGGTTCGTCGGGCGATTCTGCTCCTCGAGAACTACAAGCGGGAGGCCTGATGTACTACAGGAAGATCAGTTACCCCGCTGATGGTCGAGCGGACGACCCGTCTGAGCTCTGGGAGGAGTTCCAGCGGATCCGGTCCTACCTGTCCTCAGTCGACCAGAACAACATCGAGCACGGAACCATCCGAAGAGACAGCATCGCTAGGCCAGACAGCCTGGACCACAGCGGGATAACAGACATCATCGGGATGGACGGCGACTTCTTGTACAGCGAGGGCGTTTCGCCATCAGGCGAGGAGCTTTTGCTTATTGACCAGACCAAGGCTGGGCACTGGTTCAGCCTTGGTCAGGCAGATAGTCTTTCTGAGGTCTCTCTTCGTGCCGCTTCGCGAGGGGCGGCCCCATGGATCGTTGCCGCGTCAGTCGACGTGAAGCTCAAGAGCTCAAAGAACGCGAAGCCGAGTGTTCGGCTTCGCGTCACCAGTTCCCAGGGCGGCTTGTCTGTGGCTGAGTCTGTTGGCGGGGTTTACGACACCCGGACGAGTGGCTGTAGCTTGGGTGTGATCACCGCGGTCTTGTCTGAGGGCGGCTCTCTGGATGTTGCTCCATCGGTAATGGTCTCAGGCCCCGGAGACTGGGCCGTTCGGGTGAGGCGGGCAAACATCTGGGCTTTTGGGCTGTATAACTGATGCCGGTCCTCATCTACACATACGACGGCAGGGAGCAGGAGGGCCAAGTGTCTTCGGCTGCCGATCTTATCTCCAATCTCGATGAGATCGAAAAGGTCGCAAACAGCCTGTCTTGGCAGAACATCGAAGACCGCTCACTCGATTCGTATCATTGCCTCCCCGGGGAAGCTCACAAGCAAACACGGGGCTCTTATGCCGAAGGGTCAACCCTTCCGGTCGACTCGTTTTACTCGGTCGCGAGCGTTTCCTTTCCTGTTCGCGCCGGGAACGGCGTCTTCTGCTTTGGGAGCGTCAGCTTTGATCACTCGCTGGTAACCCCAGGGGACGATGGCCACATACGGCTCGAGTCGTCCCATGGGGGCTGGCAACTAAACAACGCCAGGAGGAACGAAACCTTCGGGGGGACCAATATCGCCTGGGCCTTCAAGTCAACAAAGAATGGCTCGGAGAAGGTTACGCTGCGGATGAAGGTCCTGTCGGGGTGGACAAGCTCCTCTTCGTCTGTCTATGCCCAATTGGTCGTGTTTGTGGTTGATCGATGATTCTGAACTTCACCTACCCTGCTGAGTTCGTCGCTGGCGGCCAGATGAAGCCAGAGCACTGGAGCGGCCCGCTAGACGAGCTCGAGTCTGTCTTCCAGAGCAACATGCATGGGGTGAACATCGCCCTTGGTCCCGCGCTTCATGGGAAAAACTTCAGGGGAAACGGGCTGACTGAGGTTTGGAAGCGCGCCGCTGCGAGCGAGTCCTGGACCGTCTTCCCTGGGGCGGGCGGCACGAGAGTGGATATGCCTGGCGGGTCTCTTCGTTTTAGGCTTCGCCGCCCCGCGACGGTGGTTGTTTTCTACATTGCGTCAATCTTCAGGACCAACTACCCAGAAGAGACCTCCGGCGACGACGGGACCCAGAACCCTCCAGTGAACGTCGACAAGGCCGTGAGTCACACAAGGTTTGAGGCTTTGTGGGAGGGCAAGGGGGACGGCTCGCCTGGTGGTGAGTTGCTTCAGTCGACAACGGTCCTTCGGCAGCGGGGGAATCCTGGGGACTCGGTGACCCAGTCCAGGCAGGTTGTGTTTGCTTGGCAGGTTCGTCCAGTAAATGGGACCGCTCCCGTTGTTGCCGGGACTCGGGCGTTCCCTGGGACAGATCAACTTCAGGCAGGATGGCACTGCGTTCGACATACCGCGTCAGATCTGCTTAACGACGAGTATCCACTCCCAGAAGGCTCGCTCCACACACCGGGATTCGTGGTTGGCAATACAGAACTCGTTGTTGTTGCCAACTATGGACCAAAGCAGGATGACCTTGAAGAGGCGGCCGCTTCGGCGGAAGATGACCGCGTTGCGGATGCCGGACTTGACGACGTTCGCGGAAGGGTGTTCCGTGGGCGGTCCTGAGGTTAGGATGACTTTGTAAGGAGGCTTGATGGCCACCACGCTGATGCCACAGACCTTCCCGTACGACGTGCGGTTCGCCGACCAGATGGAGCCTCTCCGTCAGGCGCACGAGCGCGTGTACGCCACTCCGGTTGACTACACAAGGCGTGGTGGAACGGCGCTCCTGAGTCGTGGAGACATGTATGGCTCCCTCTACGATGCCGCAGCCAGGGCCACGGCAGAGAGGCGTGCTGCGGAGCAAAGAAGGCGCACGGCTTGGGCGGCCCAGGCGGATCGAAATAGGATCCAAGCCGCCGCGCTTCGCAACCAATCAATTGCCGATCTTGTCTCTGGCGGAGTCGGCCTTGCCGGGGACGAGATTGCGCGACTGAGGTATCGCGACAACCAGGCCAACTCGACGACTGTCCGGCCAGCCGTCGACGGCCTTGGCATCTGGGGGGCTGAGTAATGGCTCTTATTTCCAGTATCGCGGCGGGAGACATCTCCCAGCGGCCAGAGTTCACGACAGGGGAGCAGGAGTGGTACGACAAGAAGGCCAGGCCCTACGCCGAGGCCCTTCGGTCCCAGGCCCTCGGGGAGGGCGGCGCAGCGCAGCGCGGCGCACGGAAGTCCCAGGGCCAACTTGTTGCCGCACAGTTTGGCGGACAGGGTGGCGTCCTCGGGGAGCGCGCGACCACCGCGATGGCCCCAACATTCCGCCGCGCCATGCAGAGGGCTCTTATGTCTGCAAAGCAGCAGGCTGACGAGAACACTCGCCGAGTAATGCAGGAGCGCGAGCGAAAGAGGGCCGCCGGGCTGTCCGAGCTCGGTTCTGTGACCAACATTGAGTCATCCCTTGCGAACCTCATCCCGTTTGCTGGGCCATACATCGCTGGCACTACGGGCCTTGTCGGCGGCCTTGAGCAGGCAGCTATCGGCGACTCAAACAAGGCGGGTCAGACTCCGCTTCGCACCCTTGACTGGGGCTCCCCCAGCACCTCGACGACGGACCCGAGTGTTCGTCCTGGCGGCGGCGGCCTCTATGACCTGTACAACCTGACTTACGGCTAGAGGGCGGCATGGCTGGCGAAGACATTTACGCGGGAAGCTCAACCGCCCCCCTTCTGAGCGAAGCTTACGCCTTCAGGCCACTTGCCCAGATTCCGGGTCAGATACTAAGCCACGAACGAATGGCGCGGATGATGGCCCTCAAGGAGGCCGAGTTTGAGGCTGAGCAGGCCCGGCTGGCCCGGGCCGAGGACAGGCTTCTTCAGGATCGACTACTCAAGCGCCGTGGCGGCGAGGCACAGGGTGTTGGCGGCGGCTCTGGCCGTCGTCGCTCTGGCGGTGCCGGTGGTGCTGGTGCCGGTGCGGACGCCGAACTGTCCGCGCTCATCGGTGCGCAGGTAGACCCTGCGCTCCGTGGGAGTGAGCTCGCCCTAAGCGGTGCGCTCGCAGCCCAGTCCAGGGCCGATCAAGAGATGGCGGCTGCGGATATCGACGCAGCCAGAAACCCCGAGTGGATACGCGGGAGATCTGCACAGCAGTTCCTCGAGGGGCTCTCTGGGCAGCCCGATGCTGGGCGAGCCCATCTCGTTGAGTTTGGGCCGCCCAAGCCGCCCAAGCCCACGAGGTCGGTGGCCCGTGAGGCTGGAGAGCGCCCGTTTGACCCGACAGCGTCCATTGTTCTTGGCGACAAGGGACTCGCAAATCCGTGGACCGAGCTTGGCCACGGCAAGGAGTACGTCGGGAACACTGGCTACGCGGAAGAGCTCGAGGCCCAGGGCGCAGCGCCCGAGGGCTTTGCTCGCCGCGTCGAGGCCTACAACAGCCGGCTTGGCTTGGCTGAGGGTCGCGAGCAGGCCAGGTTTGCCACCGAGTATGCCCAGGAGGCTGCGCGCATTAGCGAGGAGCGTCGTGCCGCAAGGCAGGAGCGCTACGTCGGTGCGCTTAGTCAGACCACCTGGGGCAAGCGCAAGACCAGGGACCAGCTCAGCGCCATGGCCGACTTGCTGTCGAGGCCGGAGACGAGCCAGTCTGCTCTCGATCTCCTTGGTGACGAGGCGGCAAACTTCAGAACGATCATCCAGTCGGACGCCGAGAGGCGGCGAGAGACTCGACTTAGGGATGCTGAGCGTGCCCACCTGGCGGAGACCGAGCGCGCGGCCATGGAGCAGTACGGAAAGGACATCCGAGCGGCGACAGAGTACTACGATCAGGCCATGAGGGCTCTTCGGCAAGAGTTTGGGGAGGGCAAGCCAATACCCCCCGATAGGTTGCGGGCTATCGAAGATGAGGAGGATCGCCTTGTCGACGAGGCGACCAACAGGAGAGACCAGGCCATCTCCAGAGGAAGGCTGCAGGCGGCTGACCAAGCGTCAAGGACGAGAGCCTCGACTGCGGAGACCCCGGGCGGTCCGGCCGAGAAGGCAGATATCCAGTGGGCAGATCAGGCTCTCAAGCAAGCCAAGGCAGACCTGGACATGGCCGAGTCTACGGCTGGGGCCGAAAGGTTTGACGAGCTCTCTGTGCGGTACATCGAAAGACAGACCAGGGCAAACCCGGACAATGCAGCCGCGGTTCGCGACTATGTCGCCGCCATGGGCAGAGACATCGATCAACTCAGGGTGGCGCTCAGAAGTGAGGTCAGCCCCACCAGGGGCGGCTTTGGGTTTGGTGGCGGAAGTTGGATTGATCGAATCCCTGGCGGGACAGAGGCGACTGAGGAGGACCCCGAGGTCGCTCGTTATGTCGAGAAGATGAACCTCAAGAGGGAGCTTGGTCCGCTTGGCAACTGGACCGGGAACTACACTCACCCAGATCTCGATGATCCCATTACTCCAGCGGAAATTCGCCAGGAACTCGCTGACAAGAAGGAGAGGTAGGTCCCCATGGGGCGCCTCTCTGGCCTCAAGCCCGCCGAGGAGCCGACCAAGGCGAGCAGGCTTTCCGGCCTCAAGCCCGCCGAGGAGCAGGCCGAGGGGCCAGTTGGGCAAAGTAGGCTCTCCGGCCTTGAGCCAGCCAAGGAGGAGGACCAGCCTGCGCCTAGCGCAGAAGACGCCGCCCTTCGAGAGGGCTACGCACGGGTCCTCGAGAACCAAATGCCAGCGGACCGAAGGAAGGCCCGAAAGCTGGCTGGGGACCTTGGCCAGTCTCCTGCAGAGGCGGCTGCTGTTGTTACCGCAGCAAACAGACTTCAACTTGCCGAACTGAGGGGCGAGGAACTCGAGCCGGAGCGCCAAGAAGAGCTTGAGTCGATCTCAAGAGCAGAACTCCCAGACGACAAGCCGGGATACAAGCCGTGGTGGGGCACCATGGTCGACACCCTGGACGCCAGCACAAGCCCAATCGTTCGTCCTGGGTACAGCCTTATGTCTGCAAAGGCGGACATTGGGACACTGCAAGCGATGGACCCGGAGGCAAGGTCATCGTGGGTTACGGGGCTGGACAATAGCGACCCGCGAAAAGAGACCTTCTTGGACGCGGTGGAGAGGCTCAACCGCGGCGAGTCTCTCACTTGGCACGGCCCGAAGCTGTCCTCCATCTACTGGAGCCCGGCGCGCTCAAAAGCAGACCCTTACGGCTACACAAACCTGCCGCGCCCTTGGCAGAGGCTCGACGAACGCGGGTTTCCCACAGAAGACTCCGCCCCTGCCGACCCAACAGACGTAATCCTTCGCTCCCTGATGCCCAGACTTGGGTGGGAGAATGAGGATGAGTACATGAGACAGAGGCGGGAGGTCCAGGTCGCTGGCTCTGCCGCGGCCGAATCTCTCAAGACGATGGGCAAGCCTACGCTTCCTGGGGCGGCGACCCTTGCGGCTGCCCCGCTCGTTGCCCCGATTGCGGGTCCGCTCCTTCCTGGGGTTGTCGCCACCGCGGGAGGCCTTGGTGCCGCCGGCACGCTTGCCGGCACGGCAGCAGAGGCTGGGCGCGTTGCTGATGCGGTCTATACGGGGATTCAAGAGGGGCGACCCACCATCGAGAGCCTCGCTAACCCCGCAACGGTTCAGAAGATCGAAGAGGGGGACACCCGGGCCGGGCTCTTCCTTCCGGAGATGGTCACGATGATCGCTCCGGACTTCCTGACAAAGTTGACGCCAATCGGGGTCGCTGTCGGGGCAATGCGTACCCCGGGCCGAATGACTGGTGGTGGGATACTGACTGTCGCTGGCGACAACGTCATGCAGTCTCAGATTGCATCCAGGACGGAAGCCATCCTTGGCGGGGATACCGGAGACGCTGTCCTAAGGTCCTTGGGGATGAAGACCACCGGACCCAGCAAAGACAAGGTGAACCTTGTTGGCGTCTGGGCAGATAAGGTCCGCAGCGGGGAGCCGCTTCCGAGCGACCTTGGCATGGAAAAGGCCCCGGGGGTCATTGCGGCCAAGTCGAGACTCGCCGCGGCCGAGAGCGCACTTGAGTCTGCTGAAAAGTTTGGGGCGCTTGATGACGTGACAAGCGTCCGGCTTAGGAGGGATATCTCCGAGGCAAAGGAGGCGCTCGAGGTCGAGCGACTCAAGCCGCCAGAGTCCTTGTCTGGGGCAATCAGGGCTCAGGTTGAGAGTCACATCAAGACAGCCATGGCGAGGATTGGCGGGGATGCCGAGAGAGCCGGGCGCGTCGTTGAGGACATCAACTTCTCTAGCCACCCCGACGGTCCCGCAGTTTCCCTTGCGCTCAGGGAGGACGGTCTCCCCATCGCGGTCCTTGACCGGGCAAAGGTCGTGGTTCGATACGCCGACGAGGCAGATCCCGGGAAGCAGGTTTCGATCCGAGAAGCTGCAGAGGACGTCCGGGACCTTCTCCGCCTTCCCGGTTCAAAGAGGGAGGGGGCCGGTCTTTTTTCGTCCAGGGCCCTCGCAGCAAGGCTGGTTGACAAGGCAGGTAGAGCTGTTGCGTCTATGGAGCTTCGGATCCCAGGGAAGAGGGAACCGGTCAGGGTCTACCGGCTCACCGGGAACCTTGAGCGCCTCCGGAAGAAGTTTGGCTTTGGCCAGCCGTGGGCCATTCAGAGGCCTGGGGAGAGCGGGATTGATTCCTTTGAGCCGATGCGACCTACCGACCTGCTGTCGGACCACGAGTGGCAGGCGCTTCGCCAACTCTTCAAGAAGAAGGGATGGTCCCAGAAGACAGGGGAATACAAGACCGCGGAGGCTGCCTATCGGGTGCTGAGCGGCTCGACAAGCAAAGAGGACCTTGAGCTTGTCAGTCACTTCCAGGAGCGCGGAGGCAGCCTTCCCGTCGACCTCGGAACTGATGACATCTGGGATTTCATTGTTCGTTCGGCCGAAGGGGATGAGATTGGTCGCGGGATTGCGCCAGAGGAGGCCATCCTCAGGGCGAGGGGCCTATTTGCCACCCTTAACGATCGAGTGAAGGAAGCCCTTCGCCTCGTCCCCACCGAGAAGATTCAAGAGTACCTCGCCAAGGGGCGAGGTCTCGTAAGCGCCAAGTCCACAGAGGCCGCTGCTCTTGAGGACGACCTGGCGCGCCTGAACAAGTACAAGGACACCCTGGTAAGCGAGCTCGACCCAAAGGCCGCAGAGGCCCTGGATGAGCTGGCAATTCTTCATAGAGAAGCTCTCGCCGCCCGCAAAGAGGAGCGTGCGTTGGCCAGAGAGGCTGAGGCGCGGCGCCTTGGGGTTGACGTCGAAGAGGCCACCGCGAGGCTCGATGCCGAGATCCGGGAAGAGGAACTCGCGGTAAAGGCATTCCAGAAGGCCATTAAGCGTGAGAAGCGCGTCCTTGAGGAACTGCTTGCACTCAACCGAAACATCGCCGAGCCAATGCAGGTTCTTGAGGATATTCGGCGGGCAATGATTGAGGCCCCCGGATTCATCAGAGCTACGGCGGAAAGGTTCAGGACGGCTGAGTGGCAGGATATTCCAGACGAAGAACTGGACCTTGCTATTGCGCTCATGGACATGGACGCGGTGACGCTGTTCCTGAATAGGGGCAGGTCGAGAGAGGCGCTTGCGGAGGCCATCGAGGACCTTGGAAGCAGGGGGCCCGCGCTCTCAAGCATCGCCTCAAGGTCCAGGCTCCTTCAAGCCAAGGCTGACGTCCGAAGGTTCGTATCTGCCCAGCGCGCGACCACCGCGGAGGAAGCCGTCATAAAGACCATCTCCGGCGAGCCGGGACAGCCGTGGTCTCCCCAACTGGCGGAGCAGTTGCGTGCCCGTGGAGCGGCCAGGGCCCGTGAGGCGAGAGCTCGGTTTGACGAGACCTTCAAGAAGGTTCGGCCGAAGTGGAGGAGGTACGGGAAGCCACACTCCCTAGTGCGGAAGCTTGAGGGGAAGATCAAAGAGAAGGAGGGGGAGCTCAGCCGGGTTCGTCTCGAGGAGGCCGAGGCCGGGCGCGAGCTTGACTACATTCGCAGCCTTGCTTCGGCTGAGTCAAAGCTGAAGAAGGCCGCCCCTGATGCGGACACCATGCTCGCCGCCCTCGCGTCCAGCACGACCAGGGCACAACTCGCGCGGGACGTGATGAGGCAGTTGACCAGTGGGTTCGACGGCAAGGGCCTCAGCTTCGGCACATGGGACGAGATGGCCTCCGCCCGGTCTCTTGAGAACGAGCTCGACAATGCCGTCACTGAGGCCCGTTGGTTCGAGCGAGGCAAGATGTTCACTGAGGTGGTCGGGAGGCTTTCTGTTGCCGAGGCTGCGCGGGCAGAGCGGGCCATTAAGGCGCCCCCCGGGCTGTATCTGTCTGAGCTCAGGTCGCTGCCGGAGAACGTCAGAGACGTGGTTGAGATAGCCAGGTCCTTCTATGACGACATGTACCGGACGCTCAAGTCTGAGGGCTTGATTGACCACAAGTGGACCCGGGAAGAGTTCTTTGAGCGGATGAGCGTTGAGGGTTACATCAACCACATCCTTACGAAGAAGGGCTCAAAGAAGCTCTCAAGCCTGTCTCGCCGGTTTGACTCGAAGATATCGGCACTCAAGAACCGGACCATGAGTGGGACGATTCGCGAAATCAACGCGAAGGTTCGCCGCCAGGTTGCTGAGATGATCCTTGATTGGGAGAAGGCGCAGGGAAGGGTCGCCCTGAGCAGGAGGAGCCAGGCTGTTCGTGGCCTCAGGCAACTCACAGGCACCACCCCGACAGGCCTCCTCTCCGAATCTGCCAAGGCTGCCGCAAGGTCTGGCGATGAGGCCGCTGATTTTGCCCGTGGCGCCGAGGAGTCCAAGGAAGCGGCCATCCAGAGAATCATCCAGGAGTTCGGCCTCAAGGACGTCCACTTCTTTGAGACTGACGGCCACCTCCTGATGAAGATGTACGGGAAGGACGTCTCTCGGGCGGTCGCCCGGAAGCGCTTCCTTGACGGCCTCAGGGGCCTCTTTCCGTTGCCGGCTGATGGGTCGATTCCGGAGGGCTGGAGAAGGCTCAGCGGGTCTGCCCAGGTAGAGGCTGTCTTCTCAGACGTCATCCCCTGGGCCACCTGGAAGAACCACAGGGCTGAGCTCGACAGGATCATGAGCTCTAACGAGCCCCTTGCGGAGCGGGTGAAGCGGCTGGACGGCTTCCTTCGCGGAGTTGGGGTTGACCCGAGCAGTTCCCTTGCAAAGGGCATCCGTCGAGTCGTTGCTAACGACGTCATTGTCCCCGCTCCGGTGGCTCAGTTCGCCGAAGACATGAGCCGGCCGGACTGGATTCACAACCTCAACGGGGTCATGAAGTTCCCTGTCGAGGTTGCTGACGAAATGCTTGCCCTGTTCAAGGTAACGACCACTGTCGGCGCCATGGCGTTCCACGGCAGGAATGCCGTCAGCAACACCCTTCAGAACGTGATGACTCACGGGCTGTCCTTCCTTTCGCCGTCCACCCAGATGGAAGCCATCGCTCTTCTTAACGCGAAGGATCCCGAGGCGATGTTCACCTTGAATATCCAGGGTGTTGATGTCCGGCGTCCGGTGCGGGACTGGATGGACCTGATGGACTCTAGGGGGATCCGGAGCCATCACGCGACCATGGTTGACGTCGAAGACACGGACGCCGCCATGAAGATTCGCACAGGCCGAGGGGTGGCCGTCTACGCAGGCGCAGGAGCCACGGGCTTTGTTGCTGGGTCAACGGTTGGAGACACCCCCGAAGAGCGGGTGCGAAACGCATTCGTCTACGGGTTTGGCGCGTCTGTTGGATCGACTGTCGGGTTCGGTCTTTATGAGCTGTTCCTCAGGCGGGCGCTTGGAGCGGGCGCAATCGCAGCAACCGGAAAGCTGCCAGACCGGCCAACAGAAAGCCTTGTGTTTACCCTCCTGGAGGAGGGCCCGGAGGCAGCGGCCAGGGTTGCCGGTCGGGGGTTCGCCCGCGAGTCTGACCGAGCGTTCGATGTTGTGGCCAATGTCTGGAGAAACAAGGGAGAGGTATTCAAGCGGTCGTTCTCGATCCTCGTCGAGGACGTCTTTGACTTCTCGAGCAAGTGGGCTCCTGCGGCGAAAGCCGGGGTTGGGTACGCCGCACTAGGGGCCAAGGCTGGGTCTTTTAGCGGTCCAGCAGGAGCGGCTGGTGGGGCGGCTATTGGCTTTGGTGCGGCCCTGGCCGCAAAGATTGGGTCTGAAGGGTTCTTCCTGATCGGAGCCGGGGTTGGCCAGGCGATTGAGCATCAAAGCAAGGTTGCCGGCTTCTTGACCGGGCTCAAGAGGGGGATGTCTCCTGATGCCGCGGCAGACATGGCCCAGCGGGCCCTGTTTGACTACAACGACCTTACTTGGTTTGAGCGCTACATCGTCCGGCGACTTGTTCCCTTCTACACCTGGGAGAGCCGCAATCTGCTGAAGCTCCAGCCCTGGCTGCTGGCCAACAGGCCGCATGCTTATCAGGTGCTGGACAAGATGTTTATGGCGGCCGGGTCAACGAACCCTGACGAGGCTTCGCTTGCGTGGCTCCCTCCTCATTTGAAGTATCGGTTTGTGGCGAACGTGAATCTCGGCCGCATAATCAGTTCCCTCCCGGACGAAATCGTGACCATCTCCGGGCTCGGGTCCCCACAGGAGTCGGTTGCTGAGCTCTTGAGGTCCGGGGGCATCACCAGGCTACGGCCTGAGGCCCTCTTCTTGATTAAGGCATTCACCGGTCGGGACCCGTACTTCGAGGCGGATGTGGTGGATCTGTTAAGCGCAAACAAGATGAGGAATACGCCTCCCATAATGCAGGATTACGTGGGGTATTCCGGCCCAACAATTCGTGTAAGGCGGCCCTCAAAGTCGGACATTGAGAAGGGGGCCCTCCCTCTTCCAGAGCCAGTGAGCAGGTCGGAGGAGCACGTTATTGGGGACTACCCGGAGGAGCTTGTTCGGAGCTGGGGCCCAGGCGTCGATCCGAAGATGGTTGGCGCCATGAGAATGGCTTTTCTCCAGGTCCTCCCGGCCTACAGAATTCTTAGCGAGTTCGCAAAGGCCGCCGATGACGCGTACACGACGGCGAGCATTGACTATGCCCAACCCGGCGGGGTGTCGGCCGTCCAAAGGTTCTCTGCCATGGTGTCTGGCGTCCGCACCTACAACCTGGACTGGGAGACCCGCCAGATCGAAAGAAAGGCATGGAGGGCCGTGGACAGGGAACTCGCAAAGGAGGTCCGGAAGGAGCTCAAGTTCCCAAGCCAAGAGCGGATGACTGCAGAGGAGTTTGACGCGGCATGGGGCCAAAAGGGCCTCTTTGAGGGATACCTCCAGATGATGGAATCCGAAAACGACGACGCCCTCGAGCGCGGGCTGGCCCCGGAGTCCCGCGCCCAGTTCGAGGAAGCAATCGGCGCCACAGGCAGACGGCAGGACCAGAGAAGGGCCGCAGAGGAGGCGACGATGGAGCTCCTCAACATGGGGGACTGATGCCTCTTGATCACACCAGATTCACCAGGAGGCGGCCGGCAGACCCGGATGCGTCCTTGTCAGGAGTGGAGGCTTCTGCTCGACTGACACAAATCTCGACGGCCCGGACAGATGACGACCCACTCCGTTCCGACGACATATCTGCAAATGCTTTGTTGGAGCAAATCCTGTATGAACTGAAGCACATCCGGTTGCACATGGAGGCAATGTCCGGAGAGGACTTCAGGGGAGACGTTGACTATGCTGATTAATGACGGAAAGGGCAGCGGAAGAAGCGCGAAGGTTGGGAGTGACAACCGCCTCGCCACAGAGTCGTCGGGACGATCCGCGCTCGCAGTCAAGTCAGCAGAGGGCGATGCGTACATCACCTCTACCGGCGTCACCGCAGACACGTTGACGGTCACTGCGACTGGTGGCGCGATGCTCTACATCGCCAACACGAGCTCGACGGTGTCTCTCCTTATCGACAAGGTCGTTGTCTCAACGGACAACGTGAAGTGTCGGTACAAGGAGTTGATTGGGATGGCTCTCGGCACTGTTGCCGACGCGAACTCTGGGAAGGCTTTGAACCTGAACAGTGCCTCGTCGAAGGTGGCTCCGGTTACGGCCTATGCCTGGGACGAGTCGAACCACGGCATTGGTGGGTTGTCGGGCGGAACGACCACCTACTTTGCCTACATGACGACCGGCGTCACCGAAGTGGACCACGGCGGATCCGTCATCATCGGCCCAGGGTCGTCCTTTGTGGTCAACCTCAAGAACAACTCCGGCGGAACCCTCGAGGCCGCTATCACCGTGAAGTACTACACAGCAACACTGTAGACTTGAACCATAGCCCCCTGACGAGCGGGGGCTGGAAGCCAGGAGACTCGTAATGGCAATCACCCTTCCCGTCTACCAGCCCACAAACGCTGTATCCGTAGCGACCGCGAGTGGTGGCGCAGAGACTACATCCGCAGTTCGGATGACCCACTCCGCCGTCTCAAACCACAACATCACCCGCGGAGCCCTGACTGGCCTGTCGCTTCACATTACGACCTGGGGATCTGGAACAGAGACGATCACGGTCCGGGTCTACAGGGCCTCCGACAAGACGGACCTCATCCTCGAGACAGACGCCGCCTTCACGGCCGCGAACGACAGGGCGTACATTCAGCCAGACCTCCCCGTCCCCTTCTTTGATGGGGTGTGGGTAACCATTCAGTCCGACACTGGCGCCGTCGAGACCTGCAACATCAAGCCCGACGTTATGGGCATCGCGGGGAACTCCTGATGGCCGCTACCGTAACCACGAGACGGTGGCCACCCAGAAGAAGCAGGGGCGGCGGCGGAACAACGGGCGCCGTCGAGAAGTCCATCGACCTGACTCCCTCGTCTACGGTGTCGTACACGATCACTGACTACAAGTTGGTGGGGAGCGGCGGCATCGTGGATGGATGGGCAGTCCCTCAGTACGCTGCAGGGGCGCCGACAGTCTCGGAGAGCTCAGACGGGCTGGATATTTCGTCTTCGATCTCACCCAACCATGTCCGCCCTTCGCTGGACAAGCAGTGGGCCAACACGGGCCCCGGCATCATGTTGCCGAAAACGGTCATGGGTGATTTCGACATTCAGGTCAAGTTGAGCTCAAGCTCAGCGAATAGCTATCTGCTCGCTGGGCCGTGCTGCTGGTATCTGAACGTGAATTCAGCCGACCACAACGGAGCGGTGGCGACCTGTTTTGGTTACTACAACTCCACCCGGGGCTACCGCTGGGGCTCCTCAATCGGCAACGGCTGCCGGCGATACACCAAGGCGTCCGGCTGGAGCCTCTGGGCCGACACTGAGTGGATGAGGCTCCAGCGAGACGGTCCGACAATCAAGCACTTCTACAAGGTCAACGACGGCGACAGTTGGACTGAAATCGAGTCCCAAACGTGGGATCGGGCTGGTGGGAACGCCTGGTTGGGTGTTGGTCTTGGGTCGAACAACGGCCAGACCGCGAGCATTCGCGTCCACAAAATTATCGCGACCTACACGGAGACGCCGGACTGATGAGCCCTGAGCAGCGAGCAGAGGCTATGGACCTTCTGGGTCTCACTGATGAGCCTGCTATGGAGAGGGGTTACGACAACCCTGACGGTTCAGGCGGGGCCTCTTTCTATGATGAATCGGGCCGCCTTCTTGGCTCCGTCGTTATCGATTCAAGCGGGAATGTGAGTCTGCCATGAACAACGCGGCCACCCACCCCGTAACCCTTCCAACTTGGCTTCTCATCGTCATTGTTGGGTCAGGGGCAACGGGCGTTGGGGGTGGCCTTGCGGGCTTGTTGGGTGGAGGCGAGAGGGGTCTTCGGGCGGAGGACGAGGTTCGGATGGTAATGCTGGAGGGTGAGGTTAAGTCGACAGACGAGGCTCTGGGTGAGTTTCGCAAGGAGCTTCGCACCCTTCGGGACAACCAGATCGCCATCTGCACAGCACTTGAGGCGGACTGCAACTGATGCCGTCATTCTCCAAGAAGTCTCTTGAGCGGCTCTACTCCTGCCACCCAGACCTTGTTGTTGTCTTCCTGGCCGCAGTTCGTGTTCAGGACTGCACTGTGCTCGAGGGTGTTCGGTCTGACGAGCGCCAACAGGAGCTCTACCACCAGGGCAAGAGCCAACTCGACGGCGTCACAAAGAAGAGCAAGCATCAGGTGAAGAGCGACGGCTGGTCGCACGCGGTCGATGTTGCCCCCTATCCGGTGTCCTGGGCCACCAACGAGCCCGAGGTTCGGGAGCAGTGGCTGAGCTTCGCTCGGGTCGTGCTCGAGATCGCAGATGACCTGGGCATCGGTCTGACCTGGGGCGGAGACTGGAATTCCAACTGGGACCGCGAAGGGGATCCACAGGCGGATCCTGCCCAACGATTCAACGACTGGCCCCACTGGCAACTGTCATGAACACCTCCATGTACATTGAGCTCGCCGTAAGGGCTGCCGGGATAAGCCTCGCCACCTACGCCCTTATTGGACAGGTCTTCAAGCCCGCCGTACGGATGCTCGCAAAGCGCAAGGCGAAGAGCGGTCGACTGACCTCAAGGCAGGAGGAGTACTACAGGTGGCTCACCCGAACGATGTGCATCGCCGTTGGCGGTCTTCTTGGGATGCTTCCCCTGTGGCCAGCCTGGTTTGTCCAGGTCTGGTGGGGCGTGCTCCTTGGAGCTATCGGAGGGAGCATGGCTCCGGCGATCCACCATGCGGTTGCAAAGGCGCTGCCTGAGAGGATCAAGAGGATGATTTCCGGGGGCTCAGTGAGGCCCAAGTGACCCTTCCCGTCGCCATTATCGCTGTTGTCCTTGTCCTCGTTGGCGCCTTTGCCCTCTGGAAGACAAAGCACAAGGAGGCCGGCGCAGGTCTGCTTGCGGCGGCCGGAGCGCTGTTTGCTCTTCTTGTTCTGGACAAGGAAAGGAAGCGCTCCGGGGAGGTTGCGGCCCGAACGGACAGAGTGAAGGAAGGCCGGAAGGAAGCCGCCGCGGATGCCGAGGCGACGGAAGCGGCGCTGTCGGAGAGCGTCGAGGAGGAGGCCTCAGTCCACTCAGGAGCCGCTGAGGAGCAGGAGGCCCTGTCTAGCCCCTCAAAGAGGCAGAGGATTGAAGCATGAGCCGCGTGCTCGTTTTGCTTTTGTTTTGCTCTGCCTGTGGTCCGCTGAGTTATGTCCGTCGCGCTCCGGTTCAGGCTCCAGATCCAACAGAAGCGCCGCCACTCACAACGCCAACCCTCCTTGAGGATGACTGCGGAAGATTCCTCCTCGAGGACGGGAAGTGGAACGAGTTCGATTGGTCGCAGGGGGAGTCTTCTCTTGAGGTTATTCTCCCTGGGGACACTCACCCTGCTGTCGGCGATGACGGTAGGGCTCGGTGTCGCAGTGTCACTGTTGCTCCTGGCTGGTACGTGGTTGCTCGGGAGGCTAGGGACCGCTATCCGATGATGAGGTCCCAACTTGAGCTCTGGTCGGACTATTCTTTGCGGGCAGCCGAGAGGCACCAAGAGGAGGGCGAGGAGATTGCAAGCCTTCTTCGGATGGCCAGGAGGCGTCAGGTAGAGGCTGCTTTTGTTGGGGCTGGAGTTGGCGCAGCCGCTGCGTCCGCCGTCTTGCTCTCCATTCTGTTGGCCGGGAGGTAGAGATGAGGTACAAGAAGACAACGCCTTCGTCTGCGTATGGCAAGCCAAAGTCGAGGCCTGCGAAGAAGTCGGCCGGCAAGAAGAAGAAGAAGGCTCGGCGATCGACGACGTCGACAACTAGGACGAGGACGAGGTAATGGCAACTGCAGTCACAGCGAAGCAGGGCAACCCGATTGGCTCAGTCCTGTTCACAGTCACCGAGACGTCGACTAGCGCGACCGCGGTGAACCTGGACGGAACGTCCGGGTCGATCATCATGATTGAGATCGACAACACGGCGAACACGTCCGCAACCTTCCTCTCCCTCTGGGACGCTGGATCCGCCACGCCCGGGACGACGGACGAGGACTTTGCGTTCATGTGCCCCGCGTCCACTCGAATCACCTACGCCTGCCCCGATGGGTGCGCGTACGGGACCGGCCTGACGGCTGCTCTGGTGACCGGCGTCGGGACCGCTGTGGGCCCGAGTTCCACCGCAACTGCCTACATCCTGGCGAGCACTTAGGGGTCCAATATGGCTGTCTCTGTCACAAGTTCTGGTGTATCGAACCCGTTCACCGTCCGGGCCATCGACATCACCGACCTCGAGCACACGGGACTGAATGACTTCGTCAGCTCGTCGACGACGGTCTACACGTTGGACCTGGACAACTCGGCCAACGGTGCGGCCACGTACTTCAAGCTCTACGACAACGCGAGCCCGACCTACGGAACGACGCAGCCAAGCCTGATTGTTCAGGTGGCTGCGTCGACCCGAACGGTCTGGACGATCGCTCAGGGGCTGGCGCTGTCGTCTGGCTTCTCGGTGATGGCGAGCACGGACGACGGTGAGGGCAACGCTGGAGCCCCGGGCTCGTCGTTCAACGCATCGGTCGTCTGCACGTAGCCTCTATTCATCAGAAGGACGAGCGCCTTCTTGATGACCTCCCGACGCTCTTCGCTTGCCGCTCTGGCTAGGCACACTCTGAGCAGGTAGATGGCCTGTGTGACTGTGACGTGGTCCGGTCCGCCCTGACTCACGACACCCCCACAAGTGCGGCGAGCGCACCGCCGAAGAGCACGAAGATTCCGAAGCTCAGGGCCATGAAGAACATCCAGAGCATGAAGAGTGCGGGGATGGCGGCGAACGCGGCCTTGATGAAGAGGCCGACGAGGTTCAGGAAGGCGAGGTCCAGGTGGACGAGCTGGGCCGGAACCGGGTCCTCTGGCTCGTTGTTGATCCGAGTGTCAGTCATGTTCAGTTCTTTCAGTTGTCTGGCTCGGGTGCTTCCGTGAGAAAGAACCCTCTTGCGTCTTCGTCGTGGGCCGTCGACATGATCCGGGAAAGCTCGCGGGCAAAGTCTGCCTCGCCGTGTACCTCCTCATAGTCGACCTCCCGGTGCTTTAGGGCCTCGTTCGGCTGAGAGAGCAGGAAGCCCATCGCGTGGTTGAACGCCTCGCTGCTCGTGTCTCCAAAACCAATAACCGGGATGTGGAATTCAAATACCTTCATCGTGCCCCTGCAGCTTTAGGATCGTCTCTCTCAGGGCGTGGTAGCAGTTGGTGCAGACCACGGCGTAGTTCAACTCTACGCCAGAACGTTGACCGTCCCGCTCAATCAGAATTTCCGCCGGGACAGCAAACGGACCATTCTCGATGCCGTCAGGGCACCAAGCGCAAATGCCTCCACGGCGGTCCTCGATGTCTGTCGCGATCTCATTCAGCCTTGCGATAGAGCGAATCATCCGAACAGTCTCCTGCAGTACTCTGCGATGCATCCAGCGTCTGCGATGTTGTCGTCTGGCTTCCTCTTTCGACCGGGGGTTAGGTCGAGGGACGGGAGAAGCCGGCGACAAGCGGCAATGCTTCTTGGCTTTGGGTCTCCGCCGCCTGGGCAGACCTCAGACTGCCAGCGCTTTGGCTGGGCGACGTCGTACCTGCACCCGAGCCCTGTGAGGAATCCATCCAGGCGCCCCCAGTTCTTTCCCATCGTGATGGCTGACCCGGCGCCCATCTTTGGCGACGGACGCGCACCGAGGGACTCTATGACCGCGCAGAGGCTGTCCACAGTGCAGCCCTCCTCATAGCAAACTCCCTCGAGCCAGGAGCACATACTCCTCAGGTCGAGATCCTTTCCCATGTGAGGGAGTTTTGTGGCTCCAGCAAGGGAGCCGTCCCCACGAAGGAGGACGGCTGCACCTTGCTTTCCCGGATCGATCCCGAGATAGAGCATCCCTAGAAGGGGATGTCGTCGTCGACGACGCTGGCGGCACTCGCCTGGTTGAAGTAGAAGTTGGGGTAGCCGTTCGCCTTGGTGACCTGTCGGACGCTCACCGGCCTGTCCTTGACCTCGCTTACAATTGCACCGGCACTGTTCGTCTCCTTGTTGTAGACCGCCTCCTTCGACGGAAGGCTTCCGGTCAAAAGAAGGAGGTCCTCCGCAAGGATCTTGAGGCCAATCCTAGAGGCCGACTGGAACTTCTCGAAGTAGGCCCCAGAGCGCAGCCCGTCGGTGACCTCAAGGCCCCAGCGGTAGAAGGCGCCCTTGGGCGACTCGAAGTAGTCGAAGCTCACAACACGGCAGCGGTACTCGCCATCCTCGAGCTCGGCCACCGGGGGCCTTGCGCCACTGCTTCGAGACCCACCACTTGGCCTCAAGGAGCCCGCGTCGAACTCACCCCACACGTCGTCGATCATGTTCTCACTTCCCATCACTACTCTCCTTTTGCCCGAAGGCATCATTGAATGCCCGCTCCAGGGCCCCGAAGTTAAGCTCCAGGACGTCCGGAATTGGCTTACCAAGCTCGCCGCGCTGGCCGCACTCGATGTGCTCTGTCTTTGTCCTAAGTGGCGCCGTCCTGAGAGCACGCTCTCCGTCCTCCTGAATCTCAGCCCTCAGGATGAAGTCCACAGCGCCGTGGAGCACCTTACGTGCGCTCCCAGGGAGGGCTGACGTCACCAGGGCGGCGCCGCTCCTCTTCCCAAAGTCGTCAACCTCAATCTCCCGCCTCTCGTGGGAGATGAAGACCAACGTCATCCCAAGCCCGCGAAGCGCAGCGACGGAGTTCGTCAGCTTCCTTCGTGCGAGCTTGTACCCCTTGCCGAACCCGGGGTCGCCGAGGTCCGTCCACCCGTTGGCGGAGCAGACTTCGTCGACGAGGAACTCGTAGAGGTTGTCGACCGTGTCGATGACCAGCGTCTTCCATGGGTGCTTCTCGGTCTTCAGAGCCTTCACCGCAGATCGGAAGTCCGTCCACGAGTTCACCGGAATCTCAGCCGCTGACATGGCCGCAGTTCCCGGCTCCGTAGCAAGGAAGCATGCGTCGTGGAACCCGTTTGCGAACGTAGTCTTTCCGATCTTTGGAGCCCCGTAGACCAACCAAAGATACGCACTCATATCTCTTCGAGGCTCATGCCTCTCCGTGGGAACAATGCCCATCACTCACTCCTTCCCACCCAACTCCGGGTGAATCTGTTCATCCACTCGATACGCGGCCTCAGTGACCGCTCCACTACACAGGTCCAAGAACTCGCACCGGCCAAAGCGACCAACGCACGAGTTCGCATTGCGCGGCGCGTGGCCGCCACTCTCGTTTGAAAGGATCCGAAGATGCTTCTCCCAGGCGTCCTTTCTCCACAACTCAATCTGATCGTCAGACCGATCGACAATCTCCTCGTGGAAGTACCTCTCCGGCTTGGTCTGGTACTCCTCCTCAACACGACGGAGGTACTCGGGGACGCTCTCGTTCTTGCGAACCCGGATGCTGACCTTCAGGGCCACTCGGTAGACGGACTGGCGAATCCTCCGCCCCAGGACCCTGGACATGGCGTCTTGGTAGGTGTCCACCTGCTGGTCCACCTCGAGGCGGTCGATATAGTCCCGGTCGAGTCGTGAGGTGGTCTTGTACTCGTAGGTCCTGTCCGCACCAACACCATCAACCTTGCCCCCAAGGCGGTGTCGACGGGACGGTCTGCCTGTCTCCGGGTTGATAAGGGGGACGCAGAATTCGACCTCCCTCTCGCTGGGCTGCTCGGACCCAGACCAGGCCTTGATCGCACCGCGAACCATGCTCTCAACCTGGCCAGCAGCAATCTCCACACGCTGGCGGTCTTCCTGGATGAAGGCCCGCTCAAGACCCTTTCTGACAAACTGACCAGCCGCCTGTGGATTACCGTGCTCAATCCCCAGGTGAAACGCCGTCCCGAAGCGCAGAGGAAGTCCCTGAAGCATGGGTCGAAGGCGCTTCAGATAACGGAGCTGGTGATATCTCTCGCACTTCCCAAAGGCTGACAGTTCGGACTGGGTCAAAGCTCGCATCGTATGTCTCCAGCAAGAGGGGCGAAGCCCCGCAGTATTCACAGGCAACCTCGCCACCAAGGCGAGGCGTCACAGTCTCGTGGTCACAGAAGCAACAAAGGACACCCACGCAAGAACCCTACCGAATGGCGCATTGCAGGTCAACGGGTTATGCTACAAATGTCGCGCGGCCAGCAGGGCCTAGGAGGCGTACATGTCGAAGTTGGAGTTACAGGGAACCAGACTCTTGCGGGTCTGGATGCAGAATGAGTCTCTGACGAGGCGTAGTGCGGCTTCCCGGCTGGGTGTCGGGTTGGCGACTTTGGACTCGTGGGTTCAGGGGCTTAGGCGTCCTGGCCTGTTTGCCGCTCGGGTTATTGAGGAGGCCTCTAGTGGTCTCGTCAGGGCTGACGACTGGTTGACTGGGGACGAGCTTGCCCAGGTCCGATCTGCTGGGAGGTCTAGTCAGGCCCCCTCCTGAACCCCGGGTCCCATAGTTCCGGATCCCTAAACCACCCATCACCCGGGGACCAGAAGGCCATCCCGGTTCCGGCGGGGCCGTGTCTGTTGGCTCGAACGATGAGCTCAACCTGCGCCGGTCGAGGGAAGTGCTCGTTGTAGTACGCCTCCCGGTAGACGAAGACGACAGCGTCGGCGTCCTGCTCGACTCGCCCAGAGCCCCGGATGTCGCTCATGATGGGTCGCTTGTCGTGACGCTCTTCGCATCGACGGTTCACTTGGACGAGCAGGAGGATGGGGATTTCGAGTTCCTCCGCGAGGAGCTTGAACAGTTTGGACGCCTTTCCGATCTCCTCTTCCTCGGACCGGGCCCCAGACATCTCGAGCAACTGCAGGTAGTCAACGCCAGCGGCGACGATCCCGTGCTTCCTGTGAGCCCTCCTGATGCTAGAGCAGACGGACTTGACCGACCTCGCCTTGTAGTCGAAGAACATCGGGACATTCGCCCACTCCCTGAAGGCAACCTCAGCCCCGTTGGAGAAGGCCTCCGCGTCCTTTGTCCGCACGTCCGTCGTGGTGCTTAGAATGCGACGGGCCAGGGCGGCCCTCCCCATCTCAGCGGAACAGAAAAGCACCGGGCCATGGTCCCTGGCCACGTTGGCCAGAAGAGACATCGCCAGGTGTGTCTTGCCCATCTTCGGCCTACCGCCCAGCACGACAACGTGGCCAGGGCCAGCGGACACGAACCTGTCTAGAGCGAACAGCCCCCACTTCATCTCCTGACCACCACTGGTCAGAAGGCTCACCCGCTCGGAGGCCCAGGATCGGATGATCTCTTCAGCAGTTTCCACATACTCGACCGACCCGGTGGCCGAGCTCGACGCACCAAGGGCGGACTCGAGGACCTCGTGCAGGTCGCTTGCCGTTGCCCCGCCCTTGCTTGCCCTGTGGATAACTTCCCTTGCAGCAAGGAGGAGGCCTGTTGCCCGGCTTGAGTCCAGGATGTCCGACACGTACTCATCTATGCGCGTGGCGGAGGGGCAGGACGAGGTGAGGTTCGTCAGGAAGAACATCCCACCAGCAGACTCGACCTCAGACGGGTACCGCTCGACCAGCGAAGGGATCGTCAGGGATCGCCCTGCGGCGACAGACTCGACGAGGATCCCCCAGACCCTCTTCAGGGACGGGTCGGTGAAGTGGTCCTCCTGGAGACCAAGGCTTCCCGCCTCATGAACGACAGACTCCCCCCCAAGGAATGCGGCGCCAAGGAGCGCCCTCTCTGCAAAACCCGAACTAACAGTCATTGGTGAACTCCGTTCCGCCCCTCGAGCCACCGCATCACCTCAACCTCAACGGACGGTGACGGGACCGGGAGCTTGTACTCGGACATGTAATGAATGAGGGAGCCAGCAAGCATCGGCCTGCCGAGCTGCTCGCACTCATCCTTGAAGCGCAAGGCAGCCGAGGCGTTCTTCTCCAGCCAACCCTCAAGAGACGTAGAGGCGCCGGACCACTCCAGAGCCGACTCCACCCGCCCAGGCAACTTCGAGGCGACGAGGATGTTGTTCAGCCTGTCGTAGCCGTTCTTCCGTTGGTATGCGTAGGAGGTGGACTCCTTAGCCCAACGGACGACGAGGCAGAGGTCGTCAGCGGAGTGCTCCCTCAGAGCCTTCTCGATGAGTTTCCGCCAACTCGCCGTGGGCTCCTGTCGGCTTCGCGGGTGATACCCGCGGTAGACCGACCAGACCTTGGCGACATCACCAGCATGATCAGACCCCGGGTCTGATCGTTCTTCCATACCTCCATCCTTCCATACCTCCAATACGACTTCTTGGTGACACGGCGTCTGTTGACCTTCGACACCGTGTCGAACAAAAGTCGTCAAACTTTTTTCACGAGGCTCGGGGTTGGCCGACTTTCTTTCTGATGTCGGTACCTTCTGGTGCTTTGTGAAGTTGTTGACGAGAACGTAAATGCGGCCCGCAGCCTCGTATGGGGATATGCACCCAACCGCCCTGAGCTCTTCTGCGAGAGAGGTGACGTCAAGTTCGGGTTCGTGGGGGAAGGCGTGTGCGTGGACCTGCATCGGGATCCATCTAAACCGACCGGACCTGTCTGCGAGTTGCCACATTGCAACGAACAGGAGCCTGGCGTGAGGGGTACACGACGCCAGTCCCTCATGATGAAAGAACGCCGGCTTCACCGACCTGATACGAGCCACACCCACTTCCTCCTAGCTAGAGCCACTCAACGTGGCCGAACGGCAGTTCTTCGACGGTCATCCCCGTGTAGTCCACCCAGTCGCTGAAGCTGCGAAGCTTCCCTGTGCTTTCGTCGTACGGTGCGCCTCGTCGCTCCTGCCCTTCCTCGTAGGCCGCTCTGAGCGCACCGAGCGCCTCCTCCTTCGTGCGCCCAACGACTGTCAACTCGTAACCGAAGACGCTCATTTGGGCGAGGTAGACCTTGTCCATGGCTAGTCCCTCTCGAGGGCGGAGACTTCCCGAAGCGCCTGTCCTACCTTGCTCTCTAGGCCCCGCCTGGCTCTTGCCTTGGCGACTGCCTGTCGGGACACGCCGAGATCTCTCGCGACCCTTCCGTCCGACCAGACACCCAGCATTGGGTGGTAGTCGCCCCTTCGCCTTGCTCCCTGAGGGCTCACCACGCCGAAGCGGATCGCTGTCTTCCTGGCGGTCTCAAAGCTTATCCCCCACTTCTCAGACAGCTTGCGAAGAGACTGGAGGGCCTCGTAGTCTTCGATGAACTCGTCCCTCCTGTCCTCCTGGACCGCAAAACACCTACCCATTTCACTCTCCCTTCTGAGCAAGCAGTACCTGCTCTGCTATTCGCTGCGCCACGATTGGCGTAACGGCGTTACCTACCTGTGAATACCGGCTCTTCTTCGTGCTTCCCTGGAACGGGTATCCGTCCGGGAAGTCCATCAACTTGGCGCACTCCTCGATGGTCAGCCTCCTCCGTCCGGTCGCGAGCCAGACGGCATCAGACGCTCGGTCGACACCTCCGGATCGTTTCCCATTCTTCATCACCTTCCCCATGTGCCTGCCCCTGGTCCCCTTGACCTCTGTTGTGGTCACCGTGGGAGAGGGTCTGTCTAGGAGTTCTGGTCTCGAGCCGGCGACTACCCACGGGCCGGCGTTTCCGATCTGAGCGGCTGGGATCGTAGTGCATGGCTCGTCGGTAAGGTCTCTGTAGTTCCTCTTGTGCAAAACCTCCTTCGATTGCGGGTTCCTCCCTCCCCCGATGACCCGAAGCATCTGGTTCCCGCGCCCGTTGATGGCAGGTGCGGGCTCCTTGAGCGTGTGCGGTCTCTCCTGGCTGGGGTTGTTGTCGCTGTTCCTGCCGCCGTCGAGCTGCACGCCCCTCAGTGCGGTGAGTCCGAGGGCTTTTCCGACCGTGTTCCACGGCTTCTTTGCGAGGGCGAACAGGCTCTGTTGTGCGCCTCCAGGGTCTTGGTGGGTGGTCTCTGGCCACTTGATCGGGTGGGGCCCACCCACAACGAACACTCGGCGTCGCCTTTGCGGTACACCGAAGTCAGCACTGTCTAGGATCGTCCATCCGACCCAGTCGTAGTGCCGCCTGAGGTCCTTAAGAATGACCTCGTTGAAGTAGGCATTCGGGCACCTCGGCAGTCCGATGCACCTCGACCCGCCCTTGCACTCCCCCTTGTGGTTGGTCAGTCCAACTACGTTCTCTCCGATGAACCACTCGGGGGCCAGGAAGTCGATAACGTCGACGGTCCATGGCCAACCGTTCCTGGGGTCCTCGGCGCCCTTCCTTCCTCCTGCGGTAGACCACGCCTGACAAGGAAATGAGGACCACAGGAGGTCTGGAGACATGCCCTCGTACAGAGAGAGGTCCCGGACGTCACCCTGGACCGCAGGGAGCCCCGCAGCCCGCATCGTGGCGCAGGCGTCTTCATCCCACTCAACGCAAGCGAGGTGTTCAAGTCCCGCAGCCTCGAGTCCAATGGCAGCGCCCCCAGCTCCAGCGAATAGCTCAAGTACTTTCATCTCTCTTCTCCTTCGTCACCCAAACAACTTGAGCTCGGCCCCAACAGGAGGGCTTGGCGGCGGCATTTTTGTGGGGTCGATGTGCAGGGTGTGGAGGTCCCGCATCTTCGTTCTTCCGACTGGGGTAAACCCAGCGATGATGTAGCAGTAGCCCGGGTTCTTCTTGGACTTGACCTTGGCTCGGTTAACGAAGGTGATCATCCCTTCGTCCGGGGGGTCTCCCCACATCCAACGGGTTGCTGCGATTGCCTCGAGGATCAACTCAGACGACAACCCAGCTCCTTCGTTGCGAAACAGGGAGCACTCCCACGCCCCAGGCCAAGCGTGCTTACACAGGTCGCGGCGCTGGACCCGGGTCACCCATAGGGCCCGCCGGCATGTGCTCAGAAGGACCACGTTCCTGCCGGGCGCCACGAACTGCGGCGTCCCTGGCTTCTGTCTGTTGTAGTGCCTGTCCGCCAAGGGGAGGGCCGCCTTGTCGAACCGATGGGAGATAGCCCACCTCATCCTTGGTCCAGGCCGGTGAAGATCTTTGATCCAGCCCCTACCTCCTCCTTAAGTTGACGACCATCGACCAATACCGACCGGCACCCGCACTCAGCGCACCCCCATATCGAGTCCGGGTTGTCCTCTGGATCGGACACCGTTTCGCTGTCGACCCAGTCGAGAAGCTCGCCGGTCTCGTCGACAGTCCACTCCTCCTCGATAAGGACAATCGCTGTGAAGCGCTGATGCTTCTCGTTGTTTGGGCAGGCTAGTTTCATGATGCACATCCTTCCTTAGTGGGTGCCGGTTTGGGGGCCTTCAAGCAGGCCCCCCGTTCACCAACCACCGGCAGGCATAGCCGCTCACATCCCATCTGATGCCACTAGGGAGACCCCGGGCTTCGGGCGGACTTTGGAGGGGGTGGGGCCGCCCTTTCCGTTCCTACAGTTGGCCGGTGATTACCCGCTTCTCGAACTTGTAGACCTTCCCTGTGACGACGTTTCGCCCCAGGAGTGGGTACTTCTTGGCCCGCGGCTTGATGCCGCAGATGGCAAAGGTGTCCGGTCCGAAGTTGAACCGCTTGCCCCAGTCGTCCTGCTTGAGGCCGACCTTCCAGGCGTTCTCCCGGAACTCGGTCTGCGCCGGGTCGATGGCCTCACCGCTCTCGTTGAGCTCGGGGATCAGGAGCTTGAACGAGACGGGCATCTCGCGCTGGCCGTAGGTGCAGTGCTTCCTTACCAAAGTCACACCATTCTTCTCGGCGACGGACTCAAGCGCCTCACGGCACTCATCGAGGACACGGCGAACCGTGGCCTTGTCGAACATACGAACCTCACTCATCACGCACTCCTTCCAGTGGTTACTCTTCTCCAGACGATGAACTCCCCGGGAACCCGGGAGCACTCGAACAGGAGGTTGATTGCTTCGTGTGGCGCAAGGTTGGAGGTGAAGATGACTACTCTTCCCCCCTCCGCCTCATGAGTCACACGAAGGCCTGTGTTGAGCAGAAGCAAAAGCTCCTGCGCGCTCAGTGCCCCGTGCCTACCTATAACTTCGTTGGGCATCTCCTCATCTTCCGCCGCTATGCGACAACCTGGAGCCCCGTCCTGTGGACGAAGCCGCTCGTATCCCTCGTTGCTGGCCCCTTCGCGTGGAGGATGACCCAGCTTCCGGGCTTGTCCCGGAAGCGGATGTCAGTCTCGTCGCCAGAGACAGCAGGGAACCCGAGGAAGTGCCCCCTGCTGATGACCTCGTCGGCGGCCTCCTTGGCTGCGGACCGAGTCATGCCGCTCTTCGACTGCAGCACGATGGCTGCGTTCATGCCCGCCTCGAGGTACTCGACGGCACGTTCCATCGAGCCTTCGACCTCGGAGACGGAGTAGGTCAGGTGGTAGTTGTCGGGCGGGGTCCGGTGCTCAAGCGGCCACTTTGTGTAGTCGTACCACCTGACCTCCGGGAACTCGTCCAGGATCCCGTACTGCTCCCACTTGATGTCGGAGGTTCCGTTCAGCCTGATGGCTGGAACCATCTCACTCGCCTTCGCTGCCCAGATGTGCCGCCGGACCTCTTCGCGGAGTTGGGCGAAGAACTCATCGGGGAACAACTTGAACAGCAAGGTCCTCATGACCCTCGCCTTTAGCGACCCGCCGGTCACCAACTGTCCCGTCTTGTTGATGCAGACATCGGAGCAGTTGCCGGCGAACGGGCAGACGTTGTAGCCGGACTCGTCGTGTGGGCTGAGGTGGGCCACCGCAGTGAGCACGCCCTTCTTCTGCCCCTTGTTGACCTTGAAGTTCTTCCCGAAGATCTGACGAACCCGACCCCCGTCTGTGTACTTCAGACGAGACAGGAGGTCCGGGTCTTGTGCGTTGACCCCAAAGGAAGCGAGCACCTTCTCGACCCTAAGGAGCACGACTAGTCCTCGCCAAGAGCCTTGGCCAACGCGGCCAAGCCCTTCCAGTCGACCTTTGGACTAGGGGTCCCGTACATTGTCTTCATGGGGACGCCCTTCCTCCTATAGGAGGACGCCCTGGTCGACGCGGCTGCCCGGGTAAGGCCCGTCCGCCTCATGACCTCCGCAACAGACGAACTGGTCTGCCAGACCGTCACGAACTCAGAAGCACTCAATCGCTTTGGCATCACACACCCTCCTCGACGATCAGGGTGCATTCCCCGTCGTCGCTGATCTCAATTCGAGACTTCCCCAGGACAACAGAGAGCAGGACCCCCGCCTCCGTGCCAGCAAAAGTCTCAGCCAGAAGACGAAGCCGAACCGACTCGTCAACAAAAGCCTTCTCGTAACTATCGGCGCCGATATGGAGGACCCAGTCGATAAACCCAGACCCCAACTTCAAAGGGATAAGACCAACGCCCTTCTGACCATCACCCATCACACACACTCCTTCCAAGGTTTTAAGTTTGCCACAGCAACCCCAACATGTCAACCGTCCCGCCTAGTTTTATTGGCGGGGCCGCTTCTGCCTGTTGGGCTAGTTGTTTTGTTGGTCCCTTACGAGTTCCCAGGGAACCCACACCCACGACTCCACGTATGCGCCCTCTTTTCGGTACCGCATGTTTCGCTGGACCTTTGCGTTGTTCTTGACGTGGATGTTCGGGCCAGAGCTGGTGAAGCCCGGGTACTCCTTCTCGGGCTTGTGCGTCGTCTTGGCCATGTGTTCGACGTCTTCGAGCATGTGGCTCGCGACCTGCCGATACGTCGCGTCCTCTTCTCGGTCGCTGTCGCCCAGGACGTCACATAGCCCGTGAATGTCCCTATCCCAGCACGACCGGCACGTGGTGTAGGCCTCGGGGGCAGAGCCCTTTCTGTTCACTTCGATCTGAACAGAGTCGGGGTCTGGCACACCGCACAGATGGCACGTCGCACACACCTCACACAGTTCTCGGTCCATGTCGCCGTCTCCAAAGTCGTCTGGCGGTACCGACTCGCCGCACCTGGAGCAGACGATGCAGCCGCACTCAGCCGTCCCGCTGGGGTGCTCGAGTCCGCCGCAGAGGTGGCAGTTGGTGTAGTAGTTGTCCCAGTCGTCTGGAAGGTTCCAACCCATCACTCCCCCTCAAGCGGTCGGTCTCGGTCGGGCAAGTCCAGCCACTCCCCGTATTTGACAGGCATCCACCCGCCAGGAATCCCGCTATCGAGCGCCTCCTCCATGTACTTCCTGTACCCATCGAGAAGGTTCCGCCTCTCGATGAGGTCCAGGAACACGTCGGTCTGCCAACCAACCCCGAACTGCTCAACAAGCGCCCTCAGCAGCGCCTTCTCTCCGGTGCTCTTTGAGCGAAGCAAGCTTGAACCATCACCCACGTCTCTCTCCTTCCTTACCCAACATTGGGTAGTGAACTACCAGAACCAACGACGGCCCTTGTTGGGGACCGCACAGTCGATCTTGATGTCGTTGAACTCCTTGCCATCCTCGCCCTTGCCGGTGAATAGCGCCCTGACGTCTGCGCTGATTACACGGACTGACGTGATGGACCCCACGGCTTCCGCAGAGGACCGCAGTTCGTTCACAAGCTCTCGCATTGGGACGCTGTAGCCAGCGGACCACCCGATGCATGTGAGCTTCTCGCTCATGCCCTCCAAGAGGAGGGGGATCGGGATTTCGTGAAACTCGACGGTCACCGAGTAGTCAGCCTCGCGGTCACCGTCGTCCTCCGACAGTTCCTCCCGGACAAGGCTGACTCTCTTGATCGTCCACTGCCCATCTTGGACCCACTCATAAGGGATGTCCGGGTCCAGTTCCTCTAGGAGTTCGCTGTGCTCAAGATCAGCAGCGAACCACTCAGCCGAGTGGTGGGGGCTCTCAACCCCCACCACTAGGAACTGAACCTCCACGCCCAGGATGACGTGTCCCTCCATGCCGCCTGTAATCCAATAACCCACAAGCCATCCTTCCCTACCCAGCGTTGGGTAGTCATCCAGTGTGAATAAGGTCGCCGCAGATGGCACATTCCCATCCGTGGTAGTACCTCCCGTCTTCCCAGAACTCGTAGGACTTGGGGGTCTCGCTGCAGTCGTGTCCCTTGCGTTCGATCTTCTCCTTCAGCTCTCGCTCTCCTTCGAGGCGGGCCTCCTCCACCTCTTCGGAGGTCATCTTGACCCAGTTGCCCTTGTCGTCCGTCCGGTAGGACGCCCACCTGCCCCCCCTGGTGTCGATGCTTGTCCGGTCCATCGCATCCTCCCTGGCCTGCTTCCGTGCCATGTCCGCCCTCCTCATCAGGCTGTCCAGCACGTTGTCGGTCATGGGTCTGTCTTGATTGACAGGTGTCCAATGTGGATATCCCCGTCCTCGTCGCACACTGAGCACAAGAACTCCTGAGAGAACTCCACGACATGCCCCCCGTAGATCGCCGGCTTGTCGCCGAGAGCCCCTACCGGGAAGCACCCAATCAGACCAGCGTCAACCCCGTACCACCGACCCTCGCCGTCCCAGAACCTGCCGTCGCCCCAGGCTGTTCGCGAGCTGAAGAAGGTGGTCCCGTGGTACTCGAAGACCCCTTTGTCGCTACGAGGGTGCCGCTCGTCCAGTTGCAGGCAGTTTGTCTGGGCAAGAAGGTGGTCCCAGTCGTACCCATTCTTTTCGGAGAGCACGTAGCAGAGGTCGCCAACGTAGTACTTCCCCGGAGGGAAACGCTCTTCATTCACATCTACTCCTACTCAGCCGCGACGATGGCGGCGATGATTGACACCCAGGCAACTACAGAGATCGCAGTCACCGACCGAGGACCGGAAAAGTCCACTCCTCGACGCTGCCGTTCCCCCCAAACAGAGCTCCGCCGTCGTTCCCCTCATCGTCTTGGGATGGGAAGATGTAGGACCCGTCATCGAAGGCGATGACGAGGGAGCGGCTGTACCAACCCATGTCCTCTGCCTCCTCTGCCGTCAGGTACCTGACCGACACGACGCTCCGTCCGACCAGGCGGTCCCTCGCGTACTTGTTCCAGTGCTTGTCTCGCTCTTCGGTGTTCTTGAACATGTCTTTCCTTCCTTGACCACTAGTGGTCAGTTTCCTCTGTAGGACGAGTAGCCCCGAATGGGGGTGTCCTCCTGGTAGACCTCTTCTATCGACGGGGAACTTCCGATCCCATCTCGGTACGCCTTAAGGAACGTGCCCGCATCGCAGTCCTCCTCGAGATAGACGAGATCGCCCTTCACGTAGGAGAAAGACGAGATGTCTGCGGCGATGCCGAGCTCGACCAGTAGGCTATGTGGGACCTCCAGCCACCCGTGACCCGGGTCGCTGTAGAACTTGAGTCGGTAACTGTCGTACATTTCCGACTCCTAGCTCGAGGCCCAGCCGAAGAAGAGGTACCCTCGGCCGGTCTCCACGCAGCCAGCAGGGCCCCACTTGTCGCTCACCTTGCCCTCCTCCGTGCTGCCGTCGTCTTCTCCGTACAGAAGCCTGTCCACGCACTCCTCGGGGGTCTCATCCTCTTCGGGCACGATGATCATGAACCCGTCCTTTTCGGCGATTGTCCCTGTGTAGCCACCGTTTCCGTGCTCCCACCTGGCGGAGTCCACCGCCTCCTTGAACGCAGACAATGGTGTCGAGTTCTTTGATCGTGGGATGAAGACCGTGAAGTCGACGGCGCCCATTAGGGACGCTCCGTTCGGCCGAGGAAGGTCCGGATGGATCGGAGCAGGACGAAGTAGGCCTCGATGCAGTCGACCGCAGACTCTCCGTCCCGCCGGAATCCCTCGGTGATGCGATCCAGGTGCACGTCCTGTTCGTCGCGGTCGACATCTCCAGAGTGCCCAAGCTTTTGCAGTTCTGTTCGGAGTCTTTCGAGGGCCGAGGGCCACTCATGGATGTAACGGGCCAGCTCGGCAACGCCTCCCCCCGTCTCCATGAGCTTGATGACGATGTCGTCGTCGTCGACACCAATCTCGAAAGACCTGATGCCCACGTCGTCGAGGTGGTCGTTCAGGTCGATGTCCCCAATGTGGTATCCGCCGATCTCGACCTCGAGGCAGGGGGCTCCCTCGAACTCGTACTCGCGCATCTCAATAGAATCGGAGTGGCTTGAAAAAATAGGCATCTCTTGTTCCTTCCGTGTTGTGCCGTTTATTCGGCTCGGTACCTACGCCGGGTAGACGCAGGCGACTGCGGGGTTGACGAACTCGATGTACGCATCTCCGAGGCGCTCACTCGCCTTGAAGGACACGTCCATCCCTTCGCCGTAGTATTCGAGTGGGATCTGACAGTCGCCCTGTCCGCCGCGTGGCTCCATCAGGATCGTGGCAACCACGCCACGACCACCCCACTCGTATGGGTCGCCAGCGAGGACGTACCCGTTCTTGACCAGATTGCTCGCCCTGACCCGGGATGACTGCGGCTCGTCAACTGACCACTCCTGGCCAGCCACCCCACAAGACTCGGTGATCGCAAGCGCGACCGTCTTCGCAATACCTCTCTTCGTCATCACTCCTCCTTCCAGCGGTAGACAATCCGCTCTCCATTGGTTTGGGCAGCAACCACCACACGAGTAGGCGCATGGCAGACCCGAGCAACCCGACCGTCCTTGTCGACGCAGAGGTACCTAAACCCCCGACCCCAACAGGAGCCACGCTCGAAGCCGGCGACCGAGAACTCCTTCCCGTCAATCACCACAGCCTCCGCAACTGGCGGAGATTCGCTCACGCTTCCTCCATCCAGTGCGTGCCCGCACCGTGTTTGCTGTTCATGGCAGCGCAGGCGAGGGACGCCACGAAAAACGAGACGGGGGACCCATGACCCTGCGCGTTGCCGATTCTCCAGTGAACGACCCACTCGCCACCCATCATGTGTGAACCCTCCCATCAGGAGAGACCCCAGCCTCCAGGACAGGGTCGTCCTCGTGTGGCTCAGTTCCTCTCCTGTGGAGAATCACGGTGACCCAGCCGGGCGGCAGGTCGAACGGTTCCGTCCTCACATCTACCTCCTTTAGTGTGGTGTTGAACCTGTCGGCCAGACTCCTGACCGCATCAAGCTGCAGTTCGGTCACACCATGCCCATGTGGATGAGCCAACTAGGGGCTCCGTGCGGGCAGCGGCCGTCGGGCTCGACGACGCACCCATCGATCGCCTCACAGGCACCGTCAAACACCCATGACTCGAGCTCTCCCATTGTGGGGGCGGGAAACGTCTCCCCGCCCCACTCGACGTACTCCTGGCCCCCAAGCAAGGGGGCGGGCTCATCATCCTCCTCCTTCGGGCCCATGACCTTCCGGCCATCGATGACCTGGACGCACACCCGAATGGAGCCCTCTGGCTGCTTATCGGACATGACCCCAGGGAGCGGGAGCGTTGTTGGGTCTGGAGGAGGTGCCCACAGGGGCATGCCGAAGTTCAGAGCTACGGCAATCCGGAACCGACCACTCTCAACCCAGTCAAACATGTGCCCGTCGTAGCACTCGTCGCAGTACATCTTTGCGACCTCGGTCTCCTGAGGGCCGCCGTCCATCAGGGTGACCTTGGTTGACACCTCGACGGCGCGCCTGCAGTCGAGCGTCTTGCGACAACGACTGCATCCGTCGAGTGCGACAGCCCCGACTATGCTGGGCCAAGTGCCCCGCAACAACACGGACCCAAGGTCCGCCATGAACTGAACCTCGCTCATCTCCTCATCCTTCCTACCCAACATTGGGTGTTGGTTATGTTCTCAACTCACGCACAACCCACCCCCTGCCAACACACGGGGGACAATTGACCTCGTCGTATCCGCCGGGGGTTGGGTGGATTCCTTTGCCAAGACCGGAGCATTCGGGGCAGTCAGCCACGACGTCCATGCCCATCAATCGCTCGACCGCTTGCGGTCCTGGCGGGTGTCCCGCATCGCATGAGCGGGTGACGATGTCGGCTAGGGCCAACAGGAATTGGTTGGTGCTCATGTCGGGTCCTCCTCATCGTCGTCCAGGTCGCATGATGGCTCGGACGTGTTGAGTTCGTCGTTCATGGCGAGGACAAGGAACTTCACGAGGGTGTCGGGAGACGTCCACCCGGCAACCGTGTCGCTGCCGAAGTTGTGCCAGTCGCCGTCCTTTGTTTTCAGGGCAACCTCTGCGCTTCCACTGGACCACGGCGCATTCAACTTGACCGAGACGGGGGCCAAGAGGTCCCCGTCGTAATGATCGCTGTAGGTTCCCGGGCCGAACTGGACGCTGGCCGAGTTACCGTTCGCGAACACCAGCCGGAAGCCAGTGCCCCGGGTGATCATGAAGCAGCCCTTCTCGGCTTCGAGCTTGGACCACTCGTCCCGCACGACCGGATGCCACACAGGCTCAGCAGGGACACCCAACTTGTAGTTGTCGCGAGCCCACTGACGGAAGCGCCGCTCCTCCTTGTCGCTCAATGCCTCGAAACAACTGTCAGCAACCATCTCTCTCTCCTTCCTGATGGCGACAGAAGGACTCTGTCGCGTGCTCTAGGGTGTTCCTGCAGTTCCGCAGGTAGTCAGCGAAGCACTCCCAGTGCGCCGGGTTGTCGCTTCGCTGGCTTCGGCACTGGGCCCCGCTCGCCGCGAGGTGCAGTAGGGCTAGGGCCTTGTTCGCCAGCCGGAGGACCTCCTCCGGGTCGCTGGCTGCCATCTCTCTCTCCTTCCCACTCATGTCGGGTCCTCCTTTTGGTCCTTCTCGTTCAGGGCTGCTCGCCGCTCGCCTGGCCGCTCTCCTTGAGAGTGGTTTGGCCGCCCGACCTTTCGGTCTACAGACAGCCGCCGCACAAGAGTCTCCACAGACTCAGGCTCATGGTCCCAGGGGTTTCCTGGGTTAGCCGGGATTCCCCAGACGCCATGCACAAGGCGGCGGGCTCGACCCTGTGCCCGACCACGCTGATGTCGCCGGTACGACAGTCCTCGGCGTTCAGGCTCGTGCTCATCCATCTCTGTCTCCTTTCTGACCACAGGTGGTCACTGGCTTCTCGCTACTCCAGGGTGATTACGCAGTAGGGAATTCCGATCGGAGTGACCGCCTCGGGATGCCTCTCCTTGAAGTGCGTAGCGACCTCCTCCTGGGTGAAGGACTCGATGTCCTTCCACTCCCGCAACTCGATACGCTCCCTGCAAAGGGAGCAGGTTGCGTAGGCATCAGGGGCGATGAGCTCGCGGACTGCGGAGTCTATGTCGAAGGACA